GGTTGTGTAGTTTCTTTCTTATATAAATGTAATAATACACAGTCTGTATGTCAGTGATAGCAAGGAATTCTGTGTATCGGTGACGCCCCATAGCTGTCGTATATCCTTACAACAGGTTCAGCAAAGATGTGACATGGAATGGTCAATGTTTAACACGGGACGGTCAATGATGAGTGTCCGGAGGCATGCGCATGCACATTACGTGTTGCACTGACGGTTTATAGCACTGATGCACCGACTATGTGATTTATAATATTCTGTTTCATTAATTATGTTTCTTTGCTACTTTCTTGTTAAAGAAAGTAGGCAAGGATATACTTAGTATATACTAGGTATATCCTTTTATTTTTATATAGATTGAATAAATGAATTCAAATATTCTTGTTCTAAGGTGTTTTCTTCTTCTCGTTCGTGTTTGGGAATGTTAATATTCAATTCATTATTTAAATAGTAAATCTGGTTGTTAGTCATTTCTTCATGACTAATTGAAATAATAACCGCTATTGTATCGCGGTTTTGCGGTGTCATTTCAAATTTTAAATATCCTTCTACTAAAAAGGCTAGTCCTAGAATTGCTTTTCCGGCTTTCGGGGTCAAATGAATTGTGATATTTTTCATATTATTATTAAACCAACGTTTAACGCATTCATTTTTGAATGAGTTACTTAAATAAAAATTTTTATTTTCTATTTGTCTTGAGTATTCGTCAAAATCTTTTTGTTGTTGTAATAGAAAATAGCTACTCAATGCCTCCTTTTCGTTTGTTGCTTTTTTTAATTCATTTTTCAAATCTTCGATTGTTTGATTTTTTTGTGTTGTTTGTTGTGCTTGCATAGTTGATTTTTGCATTTGTATTTCTCCTTTTCTTTCTTTTCCACAATATTATTTTATAATAAAAAATAATCTTGTGCAATATTACATTTTAATTATTTACAATTCTTAACTATCGTTTCGATATATCGGATTGATATATACCAAAAAATATTATTCCTAAAGGACAAAAAGAAAACGGTTGCTAACAAATACGTGTCAACACCTTGGTGAGTGTACACCTTGGTGTTGATGCGGAGGGGTTAGCAAATACAATTCTTATGTCCTTTAGTAATAAAATTTGACAAGTAGGTCATTTGTTTATTTTGTAATATTTATTATTTATAATTATTTGATCTAACAATTGTTGTTGAAGCATAAGAGAGCGACATGTCAACACCCTGGTGAGTGTACACCTTGGTGTTGACATGGAGTGAGCTTATGCTAGTTGGACTTATTTTTTTATTATTATTAAAACTTAATGTTGTAGTTTAGTTTATTATTAAAACTTAATGTTGTAGTTTAGTTTATTATTAAAACTTAATGTTGTAGTTTAGATTTTTGATTAATTGTGTATATATACATAGTTACTGCGTCGTTTAATGTAGAATTAAACGAATACGTTTAATTTGTAGTATTATAATGGTGTATTTGTGGTGGGGTGATGGGGCGGCGCACCGTCACTATGACTGGCTTTGAGGCCTTTTTGTGATACCTTACATTGTGTTGGTGCGTCGTGTCGTCACCACAACGAAGCAACAAATAAAAATTAACAGCGGTGACGGGGCACGGTCTGTCCTTTTATGCCCCGGCACGTACCTTGGGTGGCGGGTGGGAATAGATTCTTATATATTATATAATATATAGGGCTATCACTGCGATAGCAAATCCGTGCGAAGCACCGTATCCGAAGGGCGCGGCGGGGCAACAAGTGACTTTTCCTGATACAGCAAGGTTCTGATGAACCGATGGTCCGACGCCCCTTCGCCATGAGGGTGTGAGGGGTGGGGTGGTGGGGAGGCAACTCACACAGACGACATTAAAAATCGCTACAAAATTAAAGTAATAGTACACAAATATAGCACCCCCCTAAAGGTGTCACCAAAAATTCTCAACTCAATAAAAATTCATCCCACCAAAGCTCCATAAAAATAATTTTAAAATTTATCAAAGAATTTATAAAAATTTCCAAAAATACCCCTGTTTTGTTAAGAAATATTACAGAATCACAAAATTTTCTCATCGAAAAAATCTGACCAAAATTTCGTCATTTTATTAAGAACTTTACAAAACTTCATTAAGTTTTGGCTAAAATCGTATATACTTTTGGTGAAAAAGTATATACTTTTAGTTACAAAACTTAACATGTTTTTCTAAAAATAGGAAAAATTAACTCAAAAAAATGTAAAAAGGGTGATTTACCCTTACTAAAATTTTCTTAATATTTGTTTACATATGCCTCAAACTCTCTCTAGTCAAAGGTCTAACACCCCCGGGGGGGGGCGTAAGAAAGTGCCAAAACCACTTTCTTACAGCTACAACGCAGTCATAGTGCGGGTTTCCAGCTCTCAAAATCGTCATCCTACGAAAAACAAAAAAATCTGTTACGGGGGTTTTTACGTACACGAAAAATTACAAACTTTACAATTCTGTTTTTCCGCGTAGAATAAGGCTTTGCGCTGTAAGAAAGTTGGAAACTCAAGTATAGCTTGAAAAAAGTTTTTTGTAAAATTTTGTTAAGAAGAGTTTGGCAACATTACATTTTTTATTAAGTTTTGTTAAAAGTCGAAAAATGCATGAATATTGGGTTTCCTGCTGCCGTAAAAAGTCTCTTTTGTCATTCAATCTCTTATAGGGAAAGTCTCTTTTTACATTGTAAGAATGTTTTAAAACATTCTTACACCGCGAACGCCTCTTGACAGACCGTCACTTTCATGCTCTCTCGCTCCCTGTCTGCATTTTCACAAAAATACCAATTTGTCAATACTTTTGTAGCCGTGCACAAAAGTTTTTTCATCACCTCGTCGCAGCGTCACCACCTCAAATCTCATACAATCTCTTGCTACTCCATCAAATTCTTGCTATAATGGCACCGCTGGGAGGTGATTTAAGCGATGGCGCGACGACACGACGTACTGAGACTAGCCAAAAGCTTTAAAAAGCGCTATGCGCGCATCAGAGCAGTCTTAGAATCTCCAGATCCGGAGAAATCAGAGCTCCTTTGGCGCGAACATAGGCGTAGAATCAGAGAAACATACAAAGATTACACTGCTATGATGGTGGATTTTCGAGACACATACAACCAATACAAACTTTTGGTACAAGAAGTAGAGCAACTTGAAAGAACACGTGATAGATACTATAATAATATTAAAAAATTCCAAGAAGCCAAAGATACACAGCTCCAAAACGCGTACTATGACCCAAGATCTTGCCAGAGAGTAGCGACGGAGCTACGTAGAAAACAAGAGCACTTGGTAGTAAAGCAGGAGAAAATGGAACAAAAAGAACAAGAATTAATTATTAAACAAGAAGAACTCGAGCAAGCAATGCAGGATACGAACCTGGCACGCTCTAGTTATTATCGCCTAACAGAAGACGAGATTAATTTATTCAAGGAGCAAAGACCACTCATTCTTGCTGGCGTAGAGAAGTATGGTTCAATCTCACTTGCTGTTAAAAATAATGCGAAGATTACAATGAGACCCTCATCTATTCTATATTATGCTAAAAAGCATGAGCAATTCTCTAAAGATATTGAAATGGCACGGCAAGTATTTAAAGATTCGCTTGACGCTACAATGATAGACCGTGCTCTCAACGGAACAACTAACCCGGTATTCCAAAAAGGTGAATACATAGGCGACTACGCGGTAAAAGATAATAAACTCTTGGTAGAGGTGGCGAAAGCGAAGCTTCCGGAGACATACAATCCACGTGCCTACGCAGCAGCGCATCCTCAATCAACAGGTGGTACGACAATCAATATCTTATCTTTTGATGGTGTTGACGAAACGAAGCACGGCTACGCACGCAATATTGGTGTAGTAAAATCTGTAGATGATTCAGGACGTGTAGAACGTATTACGCAGCAACGAGAAGACTCTGCTAAAATGCTTGAATTTTATAAAGAAAAAGGCACAGCAGAAATTATTGATGTAACACCGGAACCAGACATTAAATCTGAGGAGGATAGCAATGGCTCTAGCGCGTCCTAAACGTTCATCTAATAAGATAGTAACCCCAGAGGTAATTACCCTGCCTTATCGTTTCACTCCGCGTGAGTATCAATATCCTGTGCTGAGGTACTTTGATGAGACACCGAAGAGGCAGCGTGCATTTTTATTAGCGCACCGCCGTACCGGTAAAGACTTATTGGCTTGGAATATTTTAATTAAAGAATCACAGAAAAGAGTTGGGACATACTGGCATGTCCTGCCACTACTGAACCAAGCGAGAAAAATTATATGGACAGGTTCCACTAAGGATGGTATCCCTTTCTTGGATTTTATACCACCTCCTTTAATAGCATCCAAAAGGGATGACGATATGTCTATTCGTCTAAAGAACGGCTCGCTTATTCAGTTGGTGGGAGCAGACCGTATCGACTCGCTTATCGGCTCAAACCCTGTTGGTGTAACACTTTCAGAGTTTGCTGTAATGAAACCGTCAGTATGGGATTACCTATCCCCAATCCTTAACGAGAACGACGGCTGGGCGATGTTTATTACCACCCCCAGGGGGCGTAATCATGCATTCGATTTGTTTAAGAGTATGGTCGACGCTGTGAATAATAAAGGTGCGAACTACTTCTTACAGGTCCTTACTGTTGATGATACGAGAAAACCTCTTCTTGATAATCAAGGTGAACCTATTATTGGTAAGGATAATAAACCTGTTATGGTGCCTATTATGTCACCTGAAGCAATCCAAGAGCAACGAGATCTTAATATCCCTGAAGAAATAATACAGCAGGAGTACTACTGCTTTACCCCTGAAACCCTTATCACTACTGGGAGAGGGCAGATTCAGATAAAGGATATACACGAAGGGGATATAGTCTTAACTCATGCTAATAGAATGAGAAAGGTAACTAATACAATTGTGCATCATTATACAGGACCAATGGTGCGTATAAAATCTTACGGCAATGGCCAAGATCTGATTTGTACCCCTAATCATCCGATTAGAATATACAATAAAAGCTCTCAATATTATGAATGGGTGCCTGCGGGTAAATTGAAAAAAGGAGATAGGATCACATATCCGCGACGTCTTTCAGGAAAACCCATTATATCTGAAGATTTTGCTCGACTATTAGCGTGGTTTATATCAGAAGGTTCTTGTTCTAAGAATGCTGTGCAATTTACTTTGCATAGAAATGAAGTACAATACCACGCAGAAATTAGTCGTTTAGCTGCTAGTTTAGGGTATACTGCTCAGATAAGGCATATGAAAGATTCCCAGACTACTCAAATTTATATCTATGATACAGATTTACAGGATAGATTAGTATGCCTTTGTGGCTCCGGAGCTAAGAATAAGCACATACCTTTTGATATAATAAAAGGACACGAAAAAGTAGTATGGGAAACCCTGATAAAAGGTGACGGTTGCGAGGTACAAGACAAGTATTTATGGTGGTCTTACTCTACAGTATCTGAGAATCTGGCTTACGACATGCAGCAGTTATCCGTTCTTTTAGGTCTTCGTGCCGGAATAACAAAACAAAAAGGTCAATGCTATATACAAGGACGCACCGTTGACGCATCAGATAGATATTCAGTTCAAATCAGACAATGCAATCACAGCAAATCAGATCCTAAAAACAATGATATTGCTAAGTATTGTATGCACTCTGCCATTCGTGAGATAACAACAGAATACTATGATGGTCCGGTTTATAATTTATCTGTACAGTATGACGAGTCCTATGTAGCCAATGGACGAGTTGTGCACAACTGCTCTTTTGAAGCCGGTATGGTAGGTTCATATTACACTGAAGCAATTGCTAAGCTGGAGAAGGAAGGAAGAGCTATTAAAGATCTTTCTATCTTCGATCCGTCTAAACCTGTATATACAGCGTGGGATATTGGTTTCACAGACTCTATGTCTATATGGTATTTCCAAGTGGATAAAAAGAAAATCAATGTAATTGAATATGACGAGTTCGTCGGAAGGTCATTAATTGAGTGTTGCTATATTGTGCAGGCGCAATGGGATAAATTACGTGAGACATGTGGTTGGTCCGATGATCAAGTATCCAAAACTATGGCATTGTATCAGCACCACGAGAATTATAAATACAAGACTCACTTTGGCCCTCACGACCTTGATCAAACAGATATATCTATTGGTGTTACTCGTCGATCTGTGGCGAAGCAGCATGGTATTAAATTTAAACTCGTACCGCGTACTGACGTCCAATCCGGCATCGATTTGGTGCGTCGTATATTGATTAATGTAACTTTTGAATTAACACGTACTAACGACGGTCTGAGGGCCCTTAAAGAATATCATAAGGAATGGGATGAAAAATCACAGATGTTCTCTGATAAGCCTTGCCACGACTGGTCATCTCACGGATCAGATGCATTCAGATATCTTGCGCAAGCCGTGGTGACATACATAGACAAAGCAATGGACAGACCAACTCTTGCTAATCAAGCGGATTTTAGAGTCAATCCTTTGATAGATAAAATTAAAAAATATGATGACGATGATGACGAGAAGCCACGTGGACGGTTGAAGAGGTCACGGAGAGAACAATTGGCGATCACGGAGTACGATATATATAATTACTAGTTGCATTTTTTCTCACAACTTGTTATTATATAACTGGTAATACAACAAGGAGAGGTCAATGGCACCAGTAGTAGCAGCACTTGTTACAGCAGCGGCAGCGGTCACCACCACAGTGATGTCCAATAATGCAGCGAAGAAGCAACAGCAACGACAATTGGATTATCAACGACAATTGAACGAAGAGCAGGCACAAACAGCAGCGCAGGAACAACAGCTGAAGACTGAATCGCTGGATAGACAAAAAGCATATTCACTGTCATTACTTGATAATAATACTACATTGAACTCATTGGGTAATATCCCTGATGATGAGACACTGGGCTCTTCTAATAATGTGACACTTAATACAACCGATCAGCAGACTGGTGTGCAGTCTATGTTCGCATAAGGAGATTATACGATGGGATTTGGGGGATCAGCAACACCTTACCAACCGGTACAAACAACAACTACAGCAGAGGTAGCAGATCAAAACAAAGGTGCTACTGATGCTGAGAAGATGAAGAAGAAAAGAAGCAATGCATTTGGAGCAGACACTGCTACAAATATGGGAAGTTTATTGCCTAATTTATCAGGGCCTGATACAACTATGTCTTCAGGTTCTTTACTAGGCTTGAGCGATACTCTTGGGAGATAGGAATGGTAGAGATTAATGTACCGGATCATATAGCAGATCTTGCTAAAAAGGCATTACAATCACCAGGGATACAGGAAGCAGCACAGCACTTCGCCTCTGGTGTGAAGCAGCGTGATGCGTACGCGAAACACTATGCAGAACACGTAGATAAAGCTCTGGGTGTTATTCGTAGATTTGAAGTAGCGAAACAGAAACGTGAGCAATTTGTGCCAATATGGCAAGAAGTAGCAGATTTGGTATTACCGGCACACGGAGGGTTCTATAACCTTGACACAGATTATTCTATATACACATATGATACGCATCCGGATAAGTATGATGATACTGCTACTAATGCTTTAGTAAAAGCAGCATCAGCTTTCTATTCATACACTGCTAATCCGGCAACAGATTGGTTTTCTTTTTCTTTAATATCTACATCTAAAAAGAAAAAGAATGAGAAGACTGACCCATACTCTGTATGGCGTCTACTAAGAACTAGAGAGGTGCGTGAATATTTAGCAGAGGCAGCAGAGACAACGGCACGCTATATCAACTCTAAGGCACAAGCAGGATGGCACGCTGTAGCACAAGAAGTAATTGCTTATTCCACATCTGCTCTATTTATTATTGAAGACCCAACAGACCAATTAATCAATATTCAACCGGTATCTCTAAAGGACTTGTACTTACTTAATAACGTAGCAGGAGATGTATCAGAAGTATATCGTACTGTTCCAATGACCAATGAGCAGGTAATGCAACAGTTTGGTATTAAGGGTTGTGTACCTGACGAGATAATGGATGGTGCAGTACGAGACCCAATGAAGGATAGAACAATTCTTCATGCGGTGTATCCACGTATTGTGAGAGATCCATCTATGCCTGATGCTGCTAATATGCCATACGCATCAGTTTGGATTGATTTGCAGTCTAAGCACATATTATATGAATCAGGCTTTGAAGAAATGCCTTATGCGGTAGCTCGTATTAATGTACCGGCAGGATATATTTATGGTTTCTCTCCTGCTATGAATGTACGTCATACTGTTAAATCCTTGAATAAATTAGTAAAACAAAAACTAACAGCAGGGGATTTGGCGTTATCCCCATCAATGAACGTACCACTTGATACTTATGTAAATCCATTATCTATGAAGCCTGCAGCACTAAACTACCACGAACCTGATGCAGCATATAGAGCTGAACCGATGCACACGATTGGCAACTTCCAAATCAATACGGAAACAATTAAAGATGCTCGTGATCAAGTGCGTCAAGGATTATTAATAGATTTAATTGAACAAACAAATAAAGACAATACTTACCAAGCAATGCAGGAGCAGCTATTGCAATTAAAATTAATGTCTCCTTGGCAAGGTGGTATTGAAAAGTCCTGTCTTAGACCATTAGTTTTACGCGTGTTTGCGATCCTTTCCAGACGTGGAGGTATATTACCTGATATGCCTCCTGTTCTTCAAGAAGCAATTAATCAAGGCTCTGTGAAGTTGAAGATTGTTTACGAATCACCACTTGCTAAAGCACAGCAACACTTTAAACTTTCTGCTATTGAACGTGTCTTAGCCTTTGCCGGACAAACAGCACAGATGGGTGGAATGGATTCTGTGAACATTGATGAGATGGTTCGTTTATATGCTGAACTTCTTGGAGCACCAACAGGTATCTTATACTCACCTGAAGAGATGGAACAACGTCGTCAGCAACAACAAATGCAACAACAACAAATGCAAGACGCGATGTTGGCTCAACAACAAGCACAAACAGCTCAAGCTGGTGCCGGTGCTATTCTCAATGCTCAACAAGCACAAGGACAACAAATTCAGAATTCTCAAATGATGGGTGGAATGCAATAATGAACATGCAAGATTTTATATATAAGGTACGAGGGATTAATCCCGACGCCAAAAAGGCTTTTGTTTCCTTATTTAATTCTTCTTCTACCAGAACTCGTGGTTCTAGAGTATTAGAAGACTTAATGATTAGATTTCATTTCTATGGAGCAAAGCCCACCACAGACGCAATACTTCTTGCTAAGCAAGCAGCATACAGAGAAGTAATTGAATACATACTAACGATGGCAGCCAGAGTATCATCAGATACGCTATCAGAAATTGAAACGTTTATAAATAAAGGAGGAAATTCAGATGAATAACGCAGATCCAAATGGCTTATTAAATTTAGGTGGAACACCGGATCCAAATGCAAACGCAGATCCAAATGCAAAGGCAGATCCAAATGCAACACCACCCTCAGCAGATCCGGGAACTAACCCACCACCAGCTAATCAAGATTTTAAATCAACTTGGAAAGAATATATTCCCGAAGACTTAAAAGATAGAGCAGAATGGAACAACATTAAGGATCCGTCTGATTTATTTAAAAATTATATTAATGCTCAACAAACTATTTCAAAATCAGTGCGTCTTCCTGATGAACAATCAACACCAGAAGATATCGCAGCATTTTATATTAAACTGGGTAAACCTTCTAAAAAAGAAGATTATACTTTTGAATATCAACAAAAAGATGGAGATATGTACAACAAAGAATCATTTGATTTCTCCATGTTTCAAGACCTTGCTGACAAAGCTAACCTAACTGAAAATCAATACAAAGCACTTGCTACAGCATATATTGATGTTCAAAATGATGCCTATAAAAACTATACAAAAACTTTAGCAGACCAAGCAGCAGAAGAATTAAAGACTGCTGAAGGCAAACTAAAAAATGCTTGGGGAACGCAATACAATAACAATATAAACTTAATTACTGAAAAAGTGAAGAAATTGTATCCGAAGGCAACATTGAACCGCATGCAAAATGCAGGTCTATTCAGGGATGCAGACTTCTTATCTGCTCACTTGAAGTTGACAAAAATGATGACAGGTGATACAGTATTTATAGAAGGCAATGCTGTTGAGAACGTTCCACAGACATTGCAAACACTTTCTGAGAAGAGAGATAAATTAATGGCAGAAGATTATTCTAAAAACAGAGAAGCAATCTTAAACCTTAATAAACAAATCGTACGATTAAAACAATCTCAAACTCAGGGAGCTGCGAAGTTTCTAGGGTAACCTCGAAAGAGACCCGAAGAGTTAAGGCTTCAAACCACAACTTCTTTACTAAAACCGAGAGGCAACTTTAGTTTAGAGAACAAACGTAAGTACAGTAAAACAAGAGGAGTTGTAAAATGATTTTATTACCTTTAGTTGAAGAACAGTTTTCTTCAGAAATTAAATTATGCTACCAAAAAAGAGACTCAATCTATTCTCAATTGGTAACAACCAGACCTGTTCCGACTGGTGATAGAACATACTTCAACCGTTCTCATGCCGGTACTCCTGCTGGTAAAAAAGCAAGATTTGGTAAAATTCCTCGCAACGGTGGTTCTTTAGACAGAGTACCTTGCGACTTGGAAACTTTCTACGCAGGTGACGAAATTGATGAACAAGAAGTATCTTCAACATCAGCAAACGGAATGTTAGTTATCACTGATAACGCTATGGCATCAATGAACCAAAGAGTTGACTCAATGATCTTAGACGCTATCAATACAACTAGCAACACAATTGAGGCAGCAAATGGCTTCACTTTGGATGTAGCTAAATCAATCTGGGCTCACTTCCAAAAGAACCATATCTTCAGAAACAAAGAAATGCCTATTATCAACTTAGGTGTTGAAGAATGGGATGACTTGATGTCTATTGATCAGTTCTACAAGGCTGATGTAATTGGATATTCTAAACTTCCATACTTATTCTCTGAAGCTGAAACAGGTCGTTACTGGATGGATATGGTATGGCGTGTAGACCCTGATATTCCATCAGGTGGTCAAAACAAAAATGTATGTAATGCTTTTGTTAAATCTTGTGTAGGTTTGGCATTAGGTGGTGTAGATAAAACTCGTGTTATCGAAACTGAAGATGATACAATTTTATACTACATGAGACGTAAGTTAGGTACTTGCTTGATTGACGATACTGGTGTATTGAAAATCACAGTAACTCACGCATAATGGTAGGGGACAAATTGTCCCCACCGTATTTCAGTAATCACAGTAAAGGAGAACAGAAATGGCAGTAGATATTAAATTATTTGCACCGGTAGCAAGAGCAACTAACGCTATTTACTTATACGTTCAACCAGATGAAGACTTGTCTGTTATCACAGCAGCTAACTATTTCAATAGCAAAGATTTATCCGGTTCTGTAAAAGTTGGCGATGTTATTATTGTTAATGCAAAAGATAAAGCAGCATTGTTGAAAGTAACAACAGTAAAACCTACAGAAGGTACTGTTACAGTTAAATCCGCAATTGCTGAAGCTGAAGCATAAGTCGAGTAGACTTGCAAATTTTAAACAAACAGGCTATAATGAATTCAGGTTCAAAGTAGCCTGTTTTGTATTAACTAAAGGAGGAAACTATGCCAGAAGTACAATCTAAAAAACCAGAAATGGAAGCAGTAGTAAACATTAAAAACTTTTCTACTATTCCAAATAGTAATTCTGAGTTCTGTGTTTATACATATAAAGCAGAATATGAAACACCAGACCAAATTACAAGACCTGGTTTCTTTAATGCAGCTTATTCTTTTTTAAATCCTGGAGATACAATCCGTGTATTCAGATTTGATTTAGAAGGTAACTTAACTCATTACTTACAATACATCGTGTATAAAGTAGACAAGATTAATAAGAAAGTTACAGTAGCAGCATTAGCTAAAAACAATCTCGATAACCGAGTAGTGTAGGAGGAATATATGGGTCTATCCTTGGTAGAACTGGCAAATGATGCCTTAGCAACATTAGGAGAACAACCGATCGTCAATCTCAATCCTGAGAATGCAACATCTACTGCTCTGCTTATAAATATGAAGTATCCTCTTGTTTGGCGTTCTATTTTAATGGAAGCTGATTGGAACTGCGCACGTCGTACTCAGAAGCTTTCTAAAATTAAAGATATAAAAAACAGAGGTTATAAATATACATACCAACTACCGACTGACCCGGAATGTCTTCATGTGCAACAGATCTCCGTTGATGATGGAGAAACGTATATAGATCTAAATGCTTATTATAACTGGAATGCCGGGCCCAAGCAGGCTCTTTTCGATATTGAAGACGGTACTCTGGTTAGTAATAGTGAAACAGTGTGGATTAAATATACAGCACTGATTGATCCGGCAGAATTTGATCCCTTCTTGGCAGCGGCTTTTTCTGCTCGATTAGCAGCAGAGTTGGCTTACGCCATTCCGGCTTCTGCGGCATTAGGACAATACCTGGCTCAAGAAGCAAACAGGAAATTAAAGAAAGCGAAATCTCGTAATGCCCTTGATAGAAATATTGTTCGACCAACGGGTGAAGTAGTGGGTGTGCGCTATTTTAATGGTGACTCTAGACTTCGTGTAGATATGTCTGAGGAAAAAAATAATGGTTAAACTTGTTGATAAACAGACAGCGTTTAATACAGGGATTATCACGAATAAATTGCAAGGGCGTGATGATCTTAAACAATACCCGACAGCAGTGCAAGACGCTGTAAATTTCTTAGCCTCTAGGTATGGCCCCATGATTAAACGTGTAGGCTCCCGTTATATTATGGATGCTATTGAAGGACCCAACACAGCTATCCGCCTGGTGCCCTTTGTGTATTCACTGCGACAAACATATTTGTTATTGTTTATAAAAGATTATATGTATGTTATGACTTTTAATGGTCTTAACTTCACGCCAGTGTACGCGGGGGCATCAAGCACTAATCCTTATAAATTAAAGACAGGTTTTACTGAATATGATGTTGCAAATATGTCCTATGTGCAACAAGGATCAAATCTTTATGTAGCACTTCCTAAAAGAGAAGGCACAACGCAGGGTCAAGTGCCCAGAATATTCACAGCAGGTTCAGCTTCAAATATATATCTGGACAATTGGACGATGCATGCTCTTAATGAAAAAGACTCCAATGGGGTAACAAAATATTATGAAGATGGTCCATATGATGATACAAACTATTCAACATCAAAAAAAGTTATACCTTCTGCTGCTCAGGCAGGATCTATCACTGTTACCTTAACGGGAATCTCTGCGGACTCTACTTGGGTGGGGCGCCATATTCGTATGAATCATCCGGAAGAAAAATCCTTAGAAGACCGTTGGGGTTGGGGTGTTATTACTGCTGTAACAAATGCAACTACCTTGCAAGTATTTATGATGCAAAAGGCTTGGTCAACCGAAGCAACCAATGAATTTAGATTAGGCGCTTGGTACGGTACTAACTGGCCTCAACTTGTAACAGTTCATGAACAGAGACTATGCTGGGCAGGTAAGACACAATACCCGTGGCTATGGATGTCTTCAAGTTTCAATTTCTTTAACTTTGCACCAACTGATTACAATGGCAATATTAAGGATACATGTGGTATATTTTATAACATGGCAATGGATCAAGAATCTCATCTTAAATGGATGGCTTCTCTTGGTTCACTTATTCTTGGTACAGACTTGTATGAGATGAGGATGTATTCATCAGGTGCTGCTTTAGCTCCCGGTGATTGCGTTGTACGAAAGGAGTCCACTTATGGTGCTCATGATGCTACTCCTGTTATTACCGATGACACTCTCATATTTATACAACGATTACAAAGATCATTAAGGTCTATTGCTTATGATTACACGCGTGATGCATATATTGGCCCAGAGCTTTCAGTTCTTGCTGAATCTCTAACAGTTTATGGTATCAAAAAAATCATATATCAAAGAGAACCAAATAATACAATCTGGGTACTTCTTGAAAACGGCAAATTATTAGCTCTGACATATGATAAAGAGCAGGCAATAACAGCTTGGACGAAGATTGAAATAGCGGGAGCAGATACTAAAGTGATTGATATGTGCTCGCTGCCATCTGTATCATATATGCAGGATATGTTTTTCGTTGTAGTAGAACGTACTATAAACGGCATAACAAAAAGATATTATGAGATGCTATCAAGGGAACTACTAGATAATGTTGAATTAAAAGACGTATCTTATCTGGATTGCTCTTCAAGACATACACGATCAGACAAAGCAGAGTTTAATATCATTAGAGGTCTTGATAGACTAGAGGGTGAAACTGTTAGAGTAATAGATGAAGGAGCTCTAGTAGGTGACTTTAATGTATCCAATGGACAGATTGAATTACCTAAATACGTAAAAGATGTTTGGGTAGGGTTACCCTATGAAGCTTACTTTGAAACTCTTGAACGAGATTTCGGTGATAAACGGATATCAACTAAGATGGGTAAGTGCCGTGTGCATAGGCTTGTATTGTATCTTCTTCGTACATTAGGTCTAGAAGTAAAGCAACAAGCACGTGGAATAAAAACCAAACTTATCAGCTTTGACGCTCAATCCAAAATGGACACATCACCAACTCCACTATCTGGAGAATTTGAGATGGATGTTATGGCTGCTTGGACAAGCTCAGATTTATCATACAACATACGTTTTGACAGCACACCGGGACTTCCTTGTACAGTAGCAGGACTCTATATGGGATTAGAAGTAAATGCCTTATAAAATTTGCAGTTTTAAAATAGAGCATTTGGACGAACTTGATCAACGAGAAGAACAAAAAGAGGAAATTAAATATTTCCAGAAGCATGCCTATCTTCAAAGGCATTGGTTTAAAGCAAATCCAATGATGACTTTAACATATAAAGATAAACCTATTTTTGTTTTGGGTATTCAAAATGGAGGCCTGGGAACATATTTTCCTATTGTCTTTGCATCAAAAAATCTAGACAAACATGTACGTCCTGTGGTAAGATTTATTTATGAATATGTGGATGATTTTGTAGGTACAGATGTGCGCAGATTTGAAGCATATATAAGTTCACTTGATCCTGAAGCAGGACGCCTGGCAAGGTTCTTCGGATTTGAACCAATAGGTATCAGAAGACAAGCAGGGCTAAGAGAAGAGGATCAAATAATTTACGAAAGGCTTTGGAGAAAATAATGGCTTGGTGGAATAATTTATTTGGTGGAAATTCAGGTTTCTCACAATCAGATATAAACAACTGGGGTACTCTACAAGACCCAATGATCAATAATTCCTTGACAGTTGACCCATGGGCATCAGATTATACTCCCAATTACGGTCAATCAGCTTCTACTGTATCTACTCCTGCGGAAGAAGGAGTACCAACAGGTTGGACAGTAGCTCCCGGAGATACGGATACCAGATCTATTTTTGACAATCCAAATGTATTAAATGCTAGTATTACATCAACACTATATGGGCTTGCGGCTTTTGCACAAGCTTGGTCTTCAAAATCTTTTTATAATTACTACGAGCAACAAGAGCAAGTGTACTTGGAAAATGCTAAGATTCAGGCAGATAGATTGCAAACAGCAGGTGCAATTGAAGCAGCCAATATTAGAGCAAAGCACGCCATTACTCAAGGACAGAACGAACTTGCAGTGGTGGGTGCCGGAGCAGGATCTATTTCGGGTTCTTTTGCTGATTATTTAACAGCAAATAGAAAAAATGATATGCGTGATGAATATGCTCAAGATTTAAGCACATTATATGCTGTATCTAATGCTAAACGTCAAGGTTTAACTCAAGCCTTTAACACAGCAGGGCAAGCATATGCTCAGGCTATCAAACAGCGCAACGCATCTATTTCAAGAATATTTACAGGTTTAGCAGAAGGAGTAGGTTCTATTTTAGCTGACATTAGAGCTGAGAGACAAGCGGATTATACTAATGAATCAGCTAGAGAAGAGCAAAATACAAAGTATGAAAGAATGATGAGATACTATGGCAATGCTAAAACAGGTGAACCTATTTACGCTGCTAATACAACAGGGGTAAATGTTATTAATCCACTTACTGAAACTAAAATAACAGGAAGTGCTGATTCTATTGAAGATGCAATACGTATAGAAACGGGTCAGCAAACATGGCCATATGATATTATTAAACCAACAGACGAAAGAGGTATATAATGCCAGAACCAGCTATTAATGATAAACGAGCACAAATCGATGAGGCGATACGTCCCACCATTGGCAGTGAGAAGTTACAAGTCGGATCAAGACCTGTAGAAGATTACTCCGCTAATTTTCAGCAAGATCCCTCTTTAATGTCTGCTGTGTTTAATCCGGATATCTTTAATGCTTTGGGTAAAATTTCTAAAGACGTTCACGAGACTCGTCGTAATTCAAGATACTATGATTCCCTTTTATCTGGTCAGCAAAGCCGAGAGAATTTGGCTGACTTGCAAGAAGTTGTATTAGAGCATCAGAAATTAGCTACAGACAATGCTTTAGCTGACACACAAATGAAATCTCTACAACAATTGTCTATTATGTTAAATGAGGCGGATAGATCCGCTACCGGTTCAAAAGCAGAAGTATATAGACAATTCTTAAAAGAAAACCAAGATATCCAAGAAAGAAATTACACAGCAGGTAATACCTACCTTGCTGAAAAATTAGGTGAATGGGGTAGTGAATTATTCCAAACAAATTACTCCGCCGCTGTTGCTGCTGATAAGAAAAAAGAAGAAGATAAACGTGTATATAATTTGGGCCAATTAAATAAAGCGTCTGCTTTAGCCCTTCTTCGTAGTGAACCCGGATATGAAGATGTTAAGACGATAGTCGAAAACGACACAAGAAGATCCATTAAGTCTTCTAATGTCATTGCAGATCCAAATGACAGAATAATAAATAATGATAATAATCAAGTATTATATAAGGCTAAGGCTGACCAAATCTTTAATGACCCTAGCACTTCCGCCTCTGCTAAACTGGGAGCTCTTCAAGTTGTAATAGCTGAAGGTCGTGCTATGAAAGAAGCTGTTCTTGATGAGAATGGCAAAGAGGTTAAAGACGAAAAAGGTAATACTAAATATCGTATGGTAGCTCCTTACGTTATAGAGCGACGCCAAACAAGTGAAACTGAGCAAATAATGATTCAGAACAGGATCAAAGAAAGAGCTCAAGAAAAAGGTATTGATCTTGAATCAGCAAGTGCACGAGACATAGCGGACTTAACCAGAGCTGTTAATAGACAAATCTTTGCGGATACCGATGGAAATGCTTATTTGAATCTTGATAAAAATGGTAAATGGGATGGTACTATTACTGAAAAGTGGGATACCGGAGCAGACCCTACAACTATATCTTATATTCAAGATTTAATAGGTCGTTTAGATTGGGGCAAAGAAGCTGCTGAAAATCTTCATGCTGCGGATTCTTATCGTAAAGCCACCAAAATGGATGAATTAATAAAAGGTAATTATTTAGATAATCCATATTTATATCGAGGTGGAAATAATGCTATTGCAGATTATATTGATTTACAAAAGCATGCTACTCTTGTTTATGCGCACGGAACAACAGATCAGCAGAATAAGATGCGTACCTACTCAGAACAAGCACGTAAGTATGTAGTTGCCCCTACACTAATGCTTGATCAGATGCGTGTTATGGTAAATAATGGTTGGACTGTTGCCCAAATAATTCAATACTTCAAAGAAAAACAAACCAGACTTGGAGAGGAACTAAATAAGAATCAAGCGATGCATTCATTGTCTGAAGGTGCTTTTGACTTTTTGATTCTTAAAGATGAATATACAGGTATAGATTATAGCTTAGGCCCAACAGCAGCACTAATGGCTCCTGGGGATGAACCGGGATTCTTTAACTATGCTTGGGGCCAAAATATGTATGATGTGATGGGCGGTCTTATAGGCGAACTCGAAAAAACAAATGGAGAGAACATTGTTCAGTTCTTTCCACATATGAACAATGCCTTTCAATTAGTAGCTAATGCTTCTGATGCTTCTAATTTGCAATCTCGAAATGAAGATGGTACTTATTCTAATTCACAAAAAGGGATTAAAGATCTTTCTACTAAAATTCAAACAACTATTGACTTAGGAGGAGAATTAAGTTCAGAGCACGCTGCTTTAGATAAAGTCGTTGATCTTAACTATAATAGCTATCAAGCTACAACAACAGTACAAACCAGAGAAAATCAAGCCCGTGCTTTTGCTCAAGCAGCCCCGAGTGCTTATATGTCGTATATTGGCTCTAATACTGCAACAGACTCAAATAAAAAAGCTTTCTTAAATTCTGTAGGTTCTTATGCCCTATTTCATCCTAATGGTGGTAATATTCCACAGCATTCTGAATGGGAGCGTATAATTGCCGCAAGTAAAGAAGCAGGGGGTATTTTTGCTAATCCAAATACAAATATTATCAGTACTTTACAAAGAGAGGGCTTCACAGCAACAAAGCCGCTAAGCTACTTCTTACAAAAGATTGATCCACAATATCACGGAGCAGTAACAAAACTTTACTGCGATATGTATGCTGGAGCATATACACATAGAAATGATTTAAAGGTTAAGAAATTCGATACAAAACCTTTGGAAGATATTATTGGCTACAACTTCAGATCAGATGGTTCATATAAGTTTCCTCTTGTTGTGAAAGCTAGAACGCACGGTAGCGGAAAATCTGTTCCTATATCTGAAGAGAGTTATGAAAAAGTAAAGAAACAATCTGAAAAACAGATTAAAAAGTACGGTATGATAAAATCTGGTGAACTGGCTATGCCAGACCCCGTTGATGGGTCTCGTGCTGTTCGTGTAGCGGGAGTAAATGCGCAAGTATATAATGGAGATAAGTATACTGATCTTAAATTAAATACTCAAGTACCTCCTGGAATGAAAGCATCTAATGCTCGAGTTTATGAAAATGAAATCGGTTCTACGATGCTAAACTTATATGGCTTTACACACACAGAAACATATAAAGACCTTGCTGCTTCTTGGAAGCAAGCCTTCGGGGCGGATAGAGATATGTCATCTGATCAGCAGAAAGCCATGCGCATTTTATCCACTATGAATAACCCGGATAATCAACAGGTATTAAAAATGATAGCAGATGGTCAAATTAACCCACCATTGAATACAGAAAAGGGTGATGAACGTTTTTATCAATGGATAGCTATGGGTAGTCGAAAGGCACCAGGTACTACTTTATATGGAGGTGTTACAGCTACATCATTGATTGCCGGAGGTATCTCAGGTCCGGCTACAGTACCATTAACTCCACAAGAAAAACGTATGGTTAAAATAATTAAAGCAGCGGATCAACTGTCCGCTAATAAAATTCAAGCCCAGACATATTTATATAACACGGATGTTAAAGTAGACCCTAGTAAACAAGGTTGGACCAAAGGTATGGTTATTTCTGCTGTGGGGAATACTAAGATGACTGTTAATAGCCCATTTGGGTATAGAACAGATCCTTTAGGTAGAAGCAAATCACCAGAATTTCACTTTGGTGTTGATGTTAACTTCGCTGATGGAATTGTACATAACCAATATAGTGGTACCGTTGTACACGCAGGTAAGATGGGTGGGTATGGTAACGCTGTTATTATTAAAAGAGGCAACTTATACTTCTTATACGGGCATATGGCTTCTATAAATGTTCAAAAAGGAGATAAGATTCAAGCCGGACAGTCTTTAGGTATAGAAGGAAGTACAGGAGACTCTACCGGAAAGCATTGCCACTTTGGTGTAAGTCGTTCTATGTATTTTAATACAGCACATAAAGCAGACGCGGTAAACCCAGCTTCCGTTTATTCACCGTCTATGGTACAACCCCAAGCAGGAAATGCCGGAGCAGGAACTTTAAAGTCTATTACTAAGCATTCCTTAAAGCAATCCGGTTATACTTATACGGATCAAGACTATAACTATATGAATACTTGGGTAATGAAAGGTAAAACATTCGATGCAACAGATGCAGCTCTTTGTGGTAGATCTTTCGGCTCTACTTCAAAAAGCTCTAATAATCTGGATCCTAAAAATGCGCAGCATAAACAACGTGTTTACGGCATGCTATTATGTATGTTAGAATATAAAGTGTTTAAGGGAGACAAAGAAAAAGCAGCAGCGGCTATGTACCCTGGCATGAAATTCCAATATAAGCTAAGTAATGGAACACTGATGAAACCGCAATTCGGATATCAGGATATATTAAAGAATTATAAAAATGGTAATTTACGTAGATGGGGTGCTGGTGAATGGGTTCCAGTAAATCACCAACTATACAGCACTGCGGCAGAACGTTATAGAAAATCAGGAGGACGTTAATGTTTGATAACGATAGTTATAATAATGCAGCGGACCCTTTGGTCTTAGCTGCAACAGCTAGTACTTTTCCAGAAACAGCAGCTCCTGGTGAATTAAGAGATGACGTGCGTAAAATATTAGAAGTCACAACTCCCTTGCCATTAGCTTTACGTACACGTGAAGTAGATTTAGGCTTAGATCCGGATGAATTAGGATCAGCTCAAGCATATGCGCCAAAGGGTAAATCCGCACAAGCAAATCAACTAATACAAGGAGCTCAAGCAGAGATACAATATTGGTCTTCTCCTCAAAGAGGAGTACCTGGTTCACCGGTTGGCGTTGAACCAACTAGGGGTTTAACATATGCTATTGATACTGATGCAGCCATTGCAGCTACAAGAGATCCAAAGAATGCTCAAGCAATGCGTGCCGATTATGCTTGGAAGCAAGCGAAATGGGACTCATTAGGTGCTGCTGCATCTGATAGATGGGACGAGTGGGCCCATCGTAAGGATAAGCAATTAACTAAATCAGAAGCAGAAGCTTACTATAAAGCACGAGGTTTAGAAGTTAAAGAATCTCGTGAGCATATATCATTGTATGAAGCTCAAAAGAAAGCAGATATATTAATTTCTAAACAAGAAACTGAAATTAATTACAATGCTTTTTGGCAAACAGGAAACATTACCTTTTTACAAAAAGCAGATATATTTTCTAAAGCAGCATTAGGTTCTATGGTAGGTACACCTTTAGACTTAGCTACAACAACAGCTTCTATATTCTTGCCACAATGGATAGTTGGGGGCCTTGCAAAAGCAGGGGAAGCAGCGGCCGGAACTTTCAGAACAGGCGAAATTCTTCGTGCGGCAAGTAAAGTTAGAACTGCCGGTAATACAGCAAAGATTGCAGCGGGAACTTCAACTATTGCCTCATCTTCTGAACCTGTAGGTTTATTATTTTTAAATTCCGGTAAAGGATTAAAAAGTACTTTAGACATAGATGCCAGAATGGTGAAGATGGCAGGTACCGTAGAAAAAATGAGAGCTTTAAATTACGAAGGTTTATCTGCTTTAGAAAAGACAGGATTGGATGTTTTAACTTGGACAGCAGTAGATATTCCGCAAGTAGCTTATAAAAAATCTGCTGCAGACCGTTATGGTATTATGAACTACAGTGGTAAAGATGCCATGTCAGAAATATTAATGTCAGGTGCTTTAGGTGCAGTTGTTCCGGGAGTTCTACGTTTTGCAGGTAAACGTCTTGGTATCTCTCCATTTGAATTAACAGAACGTCATATCAATGACCTCGAAATAAAAACAAAAACAGATGTAGCTCTCGGTAATATGACACCCGAAGCTGGAGAGCAAACCTTAAAAGAAATTACGAAAATTAAGGAATCTCTAACTCAGTATAGACAAGGATTCAAAGGGCCAAATCCAAAGATTATTCAAGCAGTAGATGAACTTCAAAGATCTAATCTGACTTCTGATGAAGTAGCCTATAGGCTACAGTCATTCATTGCGTCTATTAATGCAGGTATTGTGCCAAAGGTTACTGACTTACCTTTCGGTAAGCAGATGTTATCTCATATTGATGCTCGAATTCTTGGAAATCTATTAGACACAACAAAATCTGTGGAAGATGTTTTCGGAACATCTCTAGCTAAAACAACGACTAAACAAGGACTACATGGAATTCAACTATCCGGAGATACCGGAATGTTGGGGGCGCGTTCTCTCAAAGGTCTAACAGCACAAGAAGCATCTAGGCAATTAGGTAACTTATATAGAGGTCTGATGTTGGAAGATGCTGATGGCGCATCATTAAAAACTTTCACTGATTGGGTGAATAGATTCCAAAACTTCTACGGAGACTTGAATTCAATACTTGCTGAATACAAAGCCAGATTTGAAGTAAATAAAGTAGACGTAAAATATTCAGCAGATCAACTTATCAATTTGAATGAAGAACTTCGAGACGTCTATATGAAATATAAGATGTCTCCGGAGGATTATATAAATCATAAAAGAACAACATCTGAAATAAGACAAGGTGAAGCTTTAGGTGAAGAGATGGATCGTTTACGTACACCAGATTATGAAGCTCTTGAAAAGGAAGCAACAGATTTTACTAATGAATGGGTTGTGGAAAAGAAAACTAAAAAAGGAACAGTTCTATATGACTTCAAAGGTCGTAGCGGTAAAGACGATAAAGGTGCTCGCTTCACAGCATTCTTAAATGAACTTCGTCAAGCAGCAGAAGATAACAAGTATTTAGCTGAAACAAATGACCGTTATGCTTTGATGGAAGAAAGTAGAATCAAAAATAATATTGATAAGATAGAAAAGTTTGAAGTATCAGACGATACGGATTTCGCTTATTTATTTGGTACACCTCGTAAGAACTTTGCAGATATTGAAAAAATTGATCAAGATGAAGCTGCGTGGAATACAATGTTGAACACTAAGCGTATTGATCGTGACTCTGCTATGCAAGATGAATCATACAGAAAGACAAGCCAACTTCTTGAACAATATGGTACTGAAGAAAGTTCAACATCATCTGTTTATAGAGTTCAGAAAAGACGATATGATATCATTGAACAATCTAAGCAGGAAAAGTATGCAACCCTTAAAGATAAAATATTAGAAACACTTCGTGGTGATCAATCTTTTACCAAGTACACTACATCCTTTATGCAAGGAAAAAGTGCAAATAACTATTTAAAAATAAAATTAAAAGAAACATTAGTACAAGCTTTAGACTCAATGGAAATTTCTACATATCTTCCGGGTAGAGTGAAGAGCGATTTAGTAAATAGAGTAATTGATGCTTATATGAAAGAGGCTAAGAAAAATCCTCAAATTCTAGAAGCCTTTATGGGATATGAAGATATCATCAAAAAGTATCCTCACCTTGCTCGTAAAACTAAATTCAACGTACCGGAAGCAGAAAAAGCTGTTCAAGATATTCAAGAAAGTTTCCAAAAGTCAACAAAAGAAATAGACACAGAAGCACAGAAAGTTCTTCAAGAAGCACCTGAAAATATGGAGCAATCCTTACAGGACTTGAAGAAGCGTAGACAAGATGTTCAGTCTTTGGGCGAACAGGTAACAGATGCAGAGCGTGTAAACATCGAGGAAAACAAAGCTCGTATAAAAGGTGAAGCAGAAGATATTGCTCGTATCCAAACTTACATGAATAACTTCTTCCAGCCCATCGAGAAAAGCTTAAACATTGAATTCTCCAGACTTCAAGTACAAGCACTTCATGATATGGATATTGCTAACACGAAGTTATCTCTAATGATGCAACATCCGGAATTGGCTTCAGAAATCTTGATAGGAGACTCTACTCAAACATTGTACTTGTTCCAAGGATCAAAGAGAAACCTAGAGTACATTAAAAGGTCAGCTCCTTCTTATGTTAAGGATATTCAAAATACTTTATACCGAATGGATAAAGAAAAAGGCTGGTCACTTTTAACTTATTTCCAAACTCCAGAAAATAGAGAGGAAATCACAAGAGCTTTGATTAGTTTAAAGCATGACACAAGAAGAGCTCAAGAAGTGTCAGAGAGCATAAATAAACTTACTAAAGGTTCTGAACCACAGAACTCTAATGCTGAACGTGTAGCTGCTGTTATTTTGGATTCTATAACTACTCTTCAATCTGATATGTCTAAATATGGTTCAGCCTTTAATGCAGAACTAGACGTTATTGATCCGAAGAAAATGAAATACATTGATACTCTAATGTCTGAGAATGTTGTAAATAGTTTATATCAAGTGATGAATACTTCTTTAAAACTTAATCCAAACCGCGTGACAGCAGACTTCATGGCTAGTGCGGACACTGTACGTTTCGGTGATAAAGTGCTAACTAAAGAAAAAGGACTTGCAAAAACTAAATCTATGCTTGCTGAGATTCAGAATGAGTTATCAGCTTTCTATAATATTGAGAATCCAATGCACCGAGATCTAGGTTTATATGTATTATCGAGAATGGATTTGGATAACTTATATAGCAGCGAAAAAGTTCGTATAGGGTTGAACCAAGTTCGAGACGCTATACTAAGTGGTGATCTGCAATCATTAATTGGTGATGACTTATATAACCTAAACAGTATTCGTTCCGATATTAAACTTCTTAGACGTAAGATCATAGGTGACGAAGGTGCTGCTGTATCAACAACATCAGAAGTTTATAAATTCATTACAGGGTTTGACGATCTTGGTGCAGTTGTTGATGGTAGCCGTTCAGCATACCTGGATAAATACTCTCGCAGATATAAGTTTAAAGATGCAGAGTCAGAGATGGAAGCAATGCATACTCTAGGTTATGATACCTTAGAAGAAGCTTTAACTCATAACTTTGATACAGCATTAAAAGCCCAATACTCCCTTGAACTTTTCGGCACAAGTCCTATTGCTATGTCAAAAGACTTAATGCTTACCTATAGAAATATCTATAATTCAAATAAAGAATTCAAAGATAGATTAAGAACGTTATCTACTATCAATGGTGTTAACGTAAATAAATATAACTTGAATAAAGCAGATGAAGCGGCAGTTGAGTACGCTATTAAATCTGCTACAGGTTTAAATCAACAAGCACCAAATAGTGTAACTCGTTGGGTGAATGTACTAAAATCTTTCTTTGCTACACCACTTCTGGCAGCAGCAGGTTGGAAATCTTTTTCAGACTACGGCACAATTATGGAAAACCTTGTTGCTAATGGTTTGGTTCAAGGACGTATGGAAGCTGCAGCAACTATGTCTCGTGCTGTGAAGTATATGGCTTTGAATCCTAAAGAGTTTAGGAGAATTTGTATTTCATCAACAATTGAAGCGGACAAGTTCTTGAAATATGCTATGGACGATCCGGGATATAATGTTTTAACTCAGTCTAAAAATATGACGCTACTTGACCGAGTAGAAGCTCAACAAAGAAAAATGGCAGAGTTCTTCTTAGGTAAAATAGCCCATATGACGCCATTAACTGACATAAACAAATCAGCAGCAGCTTGGTCAATACAAGATGCTTTGGGAACTGTTCGTAATAAATCTTATGACGAGTTAACAAAAACTATGGGTTATTCTCTAGAACGTGAAAACATAGATGCTATTGACTGGGATATCTATCGTAACTATTCAATGACTGATTTCAACAAAGATTGTGGTATCAAAGGCCAAGGATCATACTGGGTATTCGATCCGTTTAAGGTTCACGAAATCCCGGATGAAGTTGCAGCATCGGCGCTAAAAGCCAAAGGCAAACAAGTCAATGCTACATCTATTCAATCATATAAAAATGAGCTTCTAAACAAAGCTTTTGTTATGGTTGATACTTCTGCTGATGAAATGATTTCTATGCCGTCACAACGTATCACAGGACTTCTTCGTGGTAAACAAGTTCAAGGTTCAATGTCTGCGGCAATTATAGAAGCAGGAACACAGTTCCAATCATTCGGGTGTGCCTTGTTATATAACACGTATGGTCGTAACATTGCAAATGCTGTTCGTGGTCAAACAGGAATTACTGCTATTGATATGTTCAACCCATTTAATAAAGTTGATCCCAGGGCAAAAATACAAATGGGTAAAAACATAATGGGTGCAGCTTTCAGCGTTGGTGTGAATATGCTTCTTGTTGATAGTACCGTAGATGCCCTTCGTGGTAAAATATATGAACCTATAAAAGAAGACGGTTCGCCAAACGTTGAGTGGATGGTTTCTCGTCTTGCAGCACCACTTGGGCCAATTGGTTCAGCACTCGATACTGTATTCTCCGGTCTTGATGGTTCTGGTCAAAAGGGTGGTGGTATTACTCTTCAAGTAGCACCATCAGCATCAACCATTATCAGAGCCGGTTATCGTATTGGAAAACCAATAACATCATCTAAAGTACAGGACAAAGGTACCGCTGTTGGAGCTGCAATACTAAATGAGGCAGCACGTCAAACAGGTGTGAAAACATTGCCATATACAGCAGTGCTTTTCCAAATGGGAATAGGTTCATATCTGGATGAACTTCAAGCAGGAGGTCAAGCAAATTGGTCACAAATGATGAAAGCCAGAGAGGATAGAGGTCAAGTAGTAATGCCTTGGGAAATAGCACCTCAACCTTTGAACTTTGACATTAATCAATAAATAATATATAATAAAAATAAGGAGATAATACTATGGGAGTAGATACCAAACAAAGCAGATATGTTTACCAAGGCCCTTATGCAGTAGGGGACACGGCGCCTATTCCGTTTAAATATATAGAGGCAAGACACATAGAAGTTTATAGGGATTCAACTTTATTAGAATATAATGTTGAATACACAATTACAGGGCAGAATGTTTACCTTATGACACCAATTGCGGCAGCAGAAACTCTTGTTGTTATGCGTAATACAGCGCGTGACCAAGACTCTGAATTTCCTCAAGAAGGAAAATTCGATTCTGCTGAAGTAGAAGAAGCTTTAGATAAGTTAACCATGCAGCAACAAGAGCAAGATGATAAATTATCCCGTGCGGTATTACTTCCTGTTAATGCCGGAGGCTCTAATGCAAATTTAGGACTTCCTGTACCTGAAGCAGGTAAGGCACTTCAATGGGCTGAAGATTTATCTGGTCTGGAAAACTCTAAACAAAAAGTAGATGAAGTTGTAGACTTAGCTAATGCAGCACGTGATGAAGCAACGCGCCAAGCCAATGTATCATCAGCACAAGCGGCCGATGCAAAAGCATCTGCTTTATTTGCTGCTGAGAAATTAGCTCAAACAACACACGCAGCAGAACAAGCACAAGAAGATATTACATCTGCAAAAACAGCAGCGACTGCTGCCATCACAGCTTTAAAAGAATCTGAAGTAGCTGATGCAACTTCAGAAATGCAAGCTGAGGCAATGAAAAATATTGAAGCTATTGATGCTGCAGGAATAGAAGCAGAAGCAAAAGCTAAGCTTTATGCCCAAGGTACAATTCAAGAACTCCCATCGGGTTCTGCTAAATACTGGGCAGACGTAGCAAAAGAATCTGCACAATTTGATACATATACTAAATCAGAATTAGACGGTAAGTTTGCTGCAAAGCAAGATACACTTACCTTCGGCACCGGTTTGACCAAGGCTGAAAGTACAGTTACAGCGGATATAGATACTATAGAAACACTCCTTGAAGAACATACTACTTTCAATAACACATATCAGCACAAACTAAAGGCAGGAACAGGCATCTCAATAGCCGATGACTATACTATTTCAGCTACTGGTCAAATTGATGCGTATACAAAAGCAGAAACAAATGACTTGCTTTCTGCAAAACAAGATACTTTAATAGCGGGAGACAATATCACAATTGACCCCCAGACTCATATAATTTCTGCAACAGGTGGTGGCACAACAGATGCTTACACCAAGGCACAAACAGATCTACTGTTGAATGCAAAGCAAAACAAATTAACTGCCGGCTCAAACATTTCAATAGCAGCAGATGGAACAATTGCTTGCACTCTAGATGCATATACCAGATCAGAGACAACAGGACTTCTTGCTCTAAAACAAAATACTTTAACTGCAGGAACATATGTAACGTTAACCGGAAATACGATTGATGTAGATACATCAAAAATATATCAAGTATTTGATGCAGCAACTTGGGCTGGTATGACAACAGCACAGCAACAAGCTATTCCATTAGCTTTCATAAAGGAGTAATATGACAGTATTTAGTAATGGTTCCGGAATCAGCGAGATATATGTAAACGGATATAAGATATCAAGTGCTTATGCCTACGGTGCTCAGGTTTATTCTACTCAGGCGGGTTGGCAGGAAGCAGGCACAATGACTCTTACAATTACTGCTGCAAATAATAACTCAGTGTCCGGAACTATTACCTATAAAGTATATGAGAATGTTCGTGGTACTACTGTAATAGATAGATACTATGAACGAGATACAATATCTTTAAATAGATTAGATGAAGGCTGCGTAACTCTAGACTTTGGTGAAAATGCAGTATTTTATCTTGGTGATGAAAATACATCAGTAGAGTATTTCTTCCCTACGTCTGGCACAATTACAATGTCTGCCACAGAACTTGCTCGTGTTTATAGATTTAAAAAACACAATGCAGTTCTAGACTTAGGCTCAGCCAAAACTGTAACATCGAATTATATATTCCATACTCAAGGTATGGGGATTACATATTCCGGTAATAATCTTACTTTACCAACAGGTTGGACAATTGCTCAAACAAATAGAGCTTGTCGTATTGCAAATAAGATCACATCTACTTATACACTAGATGTTCTTAATGTACCTGCAGATGGTGCATGGCCGGTTTATGCTGTAGCAACAGCAGCAGGTACGCCAACAGAAAAGACAGTAGAGACTCTTACTGCAGCACCAAATGCATATCAAACATATAATCAAGTACGTCTACTTGGTCTTATTACAGTATACGGCGGAGCGATAACTAACTTCCGGAATATTCGTCAGATCGACGTACCAACTTCAGCTACAATAGGCAAATCAACTTCCGGTTCTACTTTAAATATCACAGCCGGCTACAGTGCCGATGCTGATGGTATGATGGTGTATGTACCTTCTGGTACTTATGAGTATGCCTCAATGATTTCAAAAGCAGCTGATACAACTGTCCAGAATAAAGGTGATAAGGTTAATGTTCAATCTTATTCATCAAGTAAAAAATATGGTCAGACAGGCGTCAAAACCACTGTTTCTAGTGGTACTTCTAAAATGACAATACCAAGCCCCGGAATTCCACTTCCTGCTGAAGTACATTATCTATTGAATGAAAAAGGTGCAGGACAATCACACGGTAATTATACTCTTACAATTTCTAACCAAAGTATAACAGACAGCACATCCCTTATAACATGGCGTGAATACACTTGGGCACAGCAAAGTGATTCAGGTAAGTATTTGACTGCTATCACCAGACCAATAGGCGGTGTATCATTTACCGGTGTAAAAACAATTGAGACGAACAGAGCTTGTTATTATTATCCAATAACATTCACAACTGTTGCCGGTACAACTCAAACAAAACGTTTGTGGGCAAGTGTATCTAGGGATCAAGACACAGGTGTTGTATCTTATGATGGCATTACAGAATTTGATGATGAATCTTATGTATCAAGCTTTAATACACCATACCAGTCCTACGTGTTCATCGGCACATTAACAGTAGCACGTAATGCTTCTACAGGTTCCATTGTTTAATTTATACAGTATAAGGAGATAAAATATGCATATTAAAGACACAAAATTACCAAGTACTTGGACAGCTTTTTCGACGTTAGTTGACGAAGTAGAAGCAAATGCTGAGTATATTATTACTAACAGTTCACCAGATACAATTTATGCCCTTGAATCTACAGGTGATCCGGATAAAACATATATCGGAGTTCCTGTAAATCCAGGTAACTTTATTGACTATAAAAAGGGCACTCAAGATTTATATTTACGTAATGCATACACTCCTGTAACTTCCGGCGGTGTAGCAACGGAAAATAAAGTAAGTAATATAACAATTAGTAAGGTGGGGTAGGCAAATGACAATAGAAACATATAACCAAAACCGCGGCATCCCGATGGGTGCTCAATCTCTAGCTTCCGGTGGTGGAGGCGGTACCGGTGGTGCATCAATTAACGATAACCAAGTATCTACAACAACAGCGTACTCATCAAACAAAGTTGAAAGTAGACTTGCTGAAAAAACAGGGGCAGGTTTATCTCTAGGGTTCAACGCAACCTTGGCTAATGAAACTCTAACATTTGTTACAACAGATGCAACACCATATACTTTGAAAGAAAACTATGACTATGAAGTAGATCTTCATTTCCCTGCAGCAGGAACATTATCTGACACTATTAAAATGGTGGTAGAAAATAATAATGACACAATTCAGTTTGTGGCTTTAACTCACGCTGACCCATCGGAGCCTATCACCGTTGGCACAATGAAGCAACTAATGTACTATGATGCTGAAACAGGTTTCCGTTGGTTATTCAAAGCTCGTTATAAAACTACATCCACAGGTGTGAAGGTATTTGTTATCTACCCTGTTATTGCAAAGTCTGAATCTTCCGGTGCTCCTGCCAACATGGTTACAACTGATACAGAACAAACTATAAGTGGTGCCAAAACTTTTTCAGCGGCAGTAAATGCATCTTCCGGGCAGCTCACCGTGGGAGTGATTGGTAAAAAAGACGGCACTATTAATGTAGGAACCAGTTCAACAGCTTCTTATGTGTCTGTAGGAAAAAGTAATCAAGGGATTGGTTTAACAACTAATGCAGGAACCTCAAATAAATGCTTCGGTATTTATAGTATGGGGTACACGGATCAGACTTTTAGCATTTCAGGGCATAAAAACTTAAATATGACACCTAGTACCAGTTTCTCTTTAAACACCTATAATAAGTACTGTGGTGTTTCCGCTGATTTAAGTTCTTCATATCCTTATTTATATCTTAAAGGAGGTAACAGTGCGTCTGATCCTTCCGGTTCCGTAAAAATAGGGTACGAAGGATTAGGTACTTATTCAAGTGCGCATGGGACATTCATCAATACAGATTCAAAAAAAGGGCCTCTTCTAGGAAAAAGATTGTGGATTGGACAGACGAATTATAGAGCATCTATTACTAATAATATAGGTTCTGGGCTAACAATTGAGACTAGGCCTTTAGAGTCAGCAAAAAATGGTATTTTTACTATTGGAGATAATGCAGTGACTTTTGTAGGTAGTGACGGAGTTAGTCATAATTTACTAGACAAAGGATCATCTGCTTCAGCCGTATCAGATAACGGTATTCGTGGAGACTACGCATCAACATACGGTATCCTCGACGCACCGAATGGTATCATAACATCAGCTATCTCTGACGGTGCTGTGGTATTGACTCTTCACCAAGGATTAGTAATGCAATGTGCCGGACAAGAAGCGAAGACTACAATCTCTGCTGATACAACACATACAGTAGAGTCAACAACGGATTTTGATTTGTTCTATGCATCAGGATCATTCTATGAAGCAGCCGAAGTTGTATTCTCTGAAACAGAGCCGGCAGGATCTAATACAGGTATTACTGCTTGGTTTAACCCAAATAAAACAGCTAACCCTGATCAAAAATGGCAGTTTAAATCAAATACAAATGGTAATACATGGGCTTCCTCTGCCGCTACTCGTTTAGCTCATATACACATCGAAGGTACTAATATAACCAGAATTGACTATGCGGGCTGCAGAGTTCTTGATAATCAAACATTCCTAACAGCACAAAAGGCTTCTGCTGCATGTGTGCCACATAGATATGCCAGAGTGTCCGTACCACTTACAACTAGTGGTAACATTGTAACCATGCCTGCAACAGGAGAACTTAGAATCAGAGGTGGTTCCGGTAACTCTGTAAATAATTACATCACAATAGATTTAAATCCAACTAACTCAGACAAATGGTCTAAAAAAGTGTGTCGTGCGCCAATAACAAATGCTACTGTTTCGGCAGATGCTCTTGTATATGAGGGCCAAGCGGTGCAAATTGATTACACGGCTACCGAAGTGCAAGCATATGTTTATCTGCTTCTCGGCGATGCGAGGGCTCAAGGCTACGATGATTAATTGTACAAACTAGTTGCATAAAAAAATAAGATATGATATACTGTAACCGATAAGTATAATTTCATTCTAAGGAAAGGAGATTGCCTATGTCATGGTACGAAACGTTATTAAACTATTTAACACAGACGTCCACCTATAAAGGGTTGTTCACTATTCTTGCGGCATTTGGTGTAACAATGACAGATGGGTTGACACAGGCAATTATCGCTTTCTGCGTAGCGTTGTTTGGACTAATCGATGTAATTATCGATGAACGTGGTAAAAAGAAGAGAGAATGATTGCTATGATATCCGCTATGGTATCAGCAATTGCAGAAGCCTTTCGCGGCTTTTTCTCCTGGCGAGAGGCTTCTGTTGATGAACAAGCAACAACGGAAGTTATAGGAGATAAAAAAGATTTGGAAGCTGCGTGCTTATATGCAGAAGAAGCATTCAAACTGGTGGAAGAGAAAGCAGAGTTTATAAAACCCCGCTTCGAAAAAAGGTTTAAAGCATTGGCAAATAAGTTTCGCCGAGCATTAATAAGGAATTAGGAATGGCTTGCAAGGGTAAAAAGAAAAAGTAGAAAGGTAAGCCATAATATGCAGAGTAGGAAAGAACGAGTATTTCTCGGATGTTTATGCAGAGGTCATATTCAGGATCTCATTGATGATGTCGGATGGAATGACATTCAGAAAGAGATGGTCAGAAAGAAATACTTAGAGTTCAAATCCAAACCTCGCATATGCATGGAGCTGCATATCTCTGGTACTAAATACTCTAGAGAGCAAAACAATTTGTATTTGAAACTGCACTCATATCTTGTCCATACAAATACTGAACTAACTGACATCTACAATAAATTGCATTAAAGCTTAATATCAACGTGTAGTTTCATTCCGGTTTTACAAAGGTCTAAAACCGGATTTTTTTGAGCACTTTTATTTTTCTGTTATACACTATAATATTCTCGAAAGGTCGATTTAGTATTTAACAAAAGGAGAACAACGATGCAAATCAAAACAGTTGATGGCGACAGAGAAGTAGCATCAAAAGGCGTAGCAGGTACAGCTCTAGGCCTTGGCATTGCTGGTACTGTTGGGTTACTTGGACAATTAGCAAATGGTGCCGGATGGGGCGGCGGATTCCTTGGCGGTAGAGGATGTGCAGCACCGATGATGGCAGCAGCAACCGAGGCAGTAGCTACAACAGACACAAGAGAGATAGGCAAACTTGAATCTAAGATTGCGAAGTTAGAAGGAGAGCGCTATACCGATGGTGTCGGTATTGAACTTTACAAAGAGATTATCGCAACCTCTAACAAGAACGATGAAAAGATTCAGTCTAACTATGCTGAATTAGCTAAAGCAGTAGCCGCCCTAGACAAACAAGTAGCAGTTGACAAGCAATCTATCACAGACAATTTTGCGTTCTTGAACAATAAAATCTGTGATACTAAACGTGAAGTAATCAATTACTGTAACGCAACATTTGTTCCTGGAAAACTTGTTATGCCTTTAACAAGCGTATGTCCGGAACCAATGTCTGCTAAGAACTCTTGGACTGCACCCACTACAACAGCAACTACAGGAGGTTAAACTCTATGGCAATCAATCTGGTAAAAAATGCGAAAGACGAAGAAATAGAAAGATTGAAAGCTGAACTTGAGGAATTAAAGTCTCGCCCCACCGAGGGCGAGGCACCGCCTCAAGGAGCCACTATTGATAAAGAGGAAGCAGATGATAGAGATGCTATCCAAAAAGAATTAGATGAAGTAGAGTCTATTATTATAGATACACTGTTCCCTAATGGCATCAAAGTCAATCCTATGATACAGACATACCTTACAATGAAGGGAAAGACCGCAGTGGACTTCATCAATGAGTCTATTACTTCTTTTGAACAATATGCCAGACCTTTTATGAATACCAAAGGAGATATAGTTTTCTCCGGTAAATTATCAGAATTAGTAAATCTTGCTAAGCCTTTGATATCCAAATTAAGTAATATAATAGGAGGATAAAATGTCCGATTTTGAACAAGATGTGCAGCAATTAATAGCACAACCTACTAAAATGAAAGAGCTTCTTATGGAGTGGCACGAACATATGCCTCACGATGCGGAACGTTCTGTTCATTTTGCTATTCACGGGAAGCATCTCGATGAAGAAATGATGAATGAAGCTCTTAATACAATCACCAGATATGATGGAGTGAAGGCACCTTTCTGGACTATGACAGAATTCGAAGATGCGATGAGTCAAGCTGGCATAACAACATCAGGTTATAAATATAATGACTACGATTTGAACTACTTAACTCAAATGTATCTGGCAGATTTCAAATCTTTAGGTCAAGAGCCATCAGTATTCATTGGTCTTGCTATTGATAGATTAAATGATATCGATGATCCGAAAGCCTGCGAATATGCATATCACGACGCCAAGAAACGAATTTGTAAACACCCCAAATAATTCCATTGCACAATAATCTAAAGTATGTTATGCTAGATATGTGAGATAACACAGGAGAAATTTATGTTATTATCCACTAACATCTGGCATACATACTTTTATATTCTATGCAAAGGCGCTGTAGCGATATACTTTTTATTCTGTATGAAGGAAGTAATCTTGGGTCTTGTAGATATAGTTCGTATGAGTATGATACAGCAAGGACCCTGTAAAGCATTAAAGGCCCTTGAAACTCGTATAGCAAATCTTGAAAAGGAGGAGTGATGACAAGTCATTTATCTACAATAGAAATGCTTCTTGGCATTATTGTTGCGGCTTCTTCCTGTGGTCTTATCTACACTGCTCGAGACTTTTATAAAATGAAAGACGAGATTTATAAAGATATGGACAACAAATATGTATCAAAGCGCTTCCACGACGAAAGCGTAGCAAACCTAAAAGAAGAGATTAAAATCTTTGCTGATAATCAAAACGATATCAAAGAAAAGGTTGATAAGATATATGACCTTTTAATTAGGAGGAAGATATGATTGTTTCAGCACTAGATGCTTATAACTATGCTTATGACCACTTTCCAAAATTCCCATCTTCTTGGAAGATTTCTGATAATTTTACTTGGAATGAGGTCTTTACAAACGAGACTAATATTGACGGAATACCTATTCTTGAAGTGTTCGAAAATGCCGTACAATTAGCAAAACAATTGCAAATTGTGCGTACGAAGATAGGGAAGCCTATTATTCCACACTGCTGGGTGCGCCAAATTAAGCACAACAAGCGTGCCGGCTCCACTGCCAAACGAAGTCCGCACATAAATGGACGCGCAATCGATTTCCATATAAATGGAATGGCCGACAGTGATGTGCGTAAAAAAATATTAGAAATGAAGTTACCACTGCGTATCGAAGCAGATACCAATGGCTGGGTGCATATCGATATCGGTAATTCATATACCAATAATTATAACTGGGGAGTTTTCAAAGCCTAATGAAGATACAACAGACACCGCCAACTTATCCGCCATCTTTTGAAATGAAGTATAACCGACGCGTTATACAGGATACCAAAAGTGCTTATCACACAATCGACCAGATTGTTTTGGATAACGGGAATAGATTGAGTATCAAGACTCAGTACATTGGCGATTCGAAGTTGACTAAGTTATCTGTGTTGTACGATAAATTTAACAAATGGGTACGTTCGATTCTCCGTTATTACGGATCGAACAACCATAAGCAAACATATAAAAGCAAGAATATTTAGTGATCTATTATATGCGACTTTGGGGTATAGATATTTTCGATCAATAGTTCACTTTCTTAATTCAACTAGCGAGAATCCTCTCGCTTTTCTTTTGCATAAAAAAACTCGGAGCTAAGTCATATAGTGAACAATAATCTGCAATAAGTGGAGAGCTCCGAGTATAAAAAACAAGAAATACAAAATGAGCTTAATGTATTCTAGTGTACAATTCTGTAAGAAAAAGTGGGTATCGGGTTGATAGTATGACTAGTACGAGTTTATATGAGGTAATACCCACGTAGTTGAGAAAAATACGTCAATAAAAATTAATTTATTTTCTGCATTATGAAGTATAATCTGGCTAAAGCGTTCCAAGCAACGTGAGCGGCGTGGAGAAGATGTGACTCATCATCAAAATCATTCGTTTCTTCCGCTAAGAGGTGACGCACCATCGCATTGGTGTACCTATCAATAGGATCCTCCAACAGTTTCCAGTTGCTTTTCTCATATTTATCTGCACCGAATTTCCATACTCGTGCTACGTCACGAATAGCTGGTGCGAAATCTTTTATCATTTCTCCGACCGCTGGTTTCCCTTGGTCGAATTTAGTCCCTTCTTTAGAAGCCATATTTTATTTGTCCTTTCAATGTACTTAATAATACTTCTGACATATCGACATCGTTTTCTTGCTTCCATTGTTTTTGGTAAGCGTCGTAGATGCAATAAGCGTAACTCATTATTGTCAAGAAGCATCGTATCTTTGCAACTACATCAAACAAAGGTATGTATTCTCCCATCCATTTATGCAGTTGTTCGTTATTTAGTTTATCACAATTCCATAAATTTTTGTACATCCTGTTAAGATTTATTTTTTCTTCCCATTTATTTAACAAAGGCTGAGCTAAGTCACAGATGTCTTTTAAGTCACTCGGTTCTAAGCAAAGTTTATTCTCACCACCACCAGTGAACTTTTCTAGATGTCTATTAACTTCCGTGTACAAATCTTGGAAGCACCAGAGATTCTTTTGAATCTTTAAATAATCTCCTTCATCCAGCAAATCCATACACTTGATAAATTTCTGTGCTAGTTTTGGTTGCTTTTCCATTATTTTACCACCTTGATAATAGGAGTCTTTTCATTGTGATCATAATGATCTAAAGTATCTAGCACCTGCATAGCTACACCCAGCATAACGCGCATCGCTTTATCGGGATCAGATAAATTTCTGAATTCAAATCTTGTAATAAAACCATCTCTGTTACCAACTTTATTAACGATCAAATCTACATACATATATTGTTCCCCCGATAAAAGTTTAATATCTACATCTTTCCATTTAATTTTTAACAAGCCACGGTCAATTGAATGCAAAATATTTGCCTTCATAAAAATTTCCACAGCTTCCTGTGTTAAATATCCGGTTTTTGTTGTTTTATTTTCTGTATTCATTTGTGCACTCCTTCATTTAACTCTCTAATTGTCTTGTATTAAACGATATGAAGTGGGCCAAGGTGATTACACCTAAAACCCACGAACATCTCTTCACGGGCTTCCAGACGCCTCTAAAGTGAAATCCACTCCTCGAGGTCGTCTTTCAGTACCTCATTAGCGATACTTCTCTTCTCAATGAGTGATTTTAGGATTTTTTCATCGAGAGAGTTTCTCACAACGAGGTCAATATATGTAACATTATTTTTTTGTCCAAGTCTGTGAGCTCTATCTTCGGATTGTTGTCTTAATTCTAAGGAGAAATTGTTTGAATAATAAACAACTGTATCAGCAGCAGTTAAAGTTATACCTCTTCCTGCTGTCTGTACGTTACCAAGAAAGAATCTCACCGGGCTGCTTTCGTCTTGGAACAAATCAATTGCTTTGGTACGATCCTCAGATGAAGTTGCACCATAATATGTTACATAACTTTCTTCACCGTATTCTTTTTTCAACATCTCTTCAATTGCTTGAATGTCTGCCAAGTATGTTGCCCATATAATTACTTTGCCCCGTGCTTCATCAAGAACTTCCTGCAAAGCTTCAACTCGTTTATTCGGTAGCCTTATCAGCTCTCCCTCATCTGACGTAAATGAACCACACAATATCTGATGAAGTCTTAAGAATTTTGTTAGCACAACAGATGTTGACATCTCTGCTATCTCATCACCATTAATCACCATAGCAAACTGGTGGTCTGCCATGTCTTTGTAGGCCCGACGCTGCTCATCGGTAAGTTCTACATCACGTGTCATATAAATTTTCTCCGGTAAATCTAGACATTCTTTTTTGGTGACTCTGAAAGAAAATTTATCCAGTTTTTCAGACAGGTTATCCAGATTTTTGTAAGAAAGGATTTTCTCGTAGTGCTGTCCTTGTCTGTTTGCAATTCGCTCGATGTTAGCATATGTATTTTTGAACGAGTAAAACGAGCCAAATCCAAGTAACCCTTTATCAAGAAACGCACACTGTGAAAACAAATCCAAAGGTGAGTTTGTGACAGGAGATCCTGTAGCAATTCTCCTAGCTTTGCATTTAGCTGCAAGAGTAATCGCAGCTTTGGTTCTCTTTGCTTTATGGTTTTTAATACAAGTAGACTCGTCAACAAGAGCAAGTACATCACCATTATGTTTTTTAATAAACGCTTCAATTAACTTCTTTCCTTTCTCTGATACAAGTGACTCAATATTAAATACTAAGAATTGCAATGTTTTACCATCCCAATTATTAATCTGTTTATCAAGAGCTCTTTTGCGACCTGCCGACGCTGCGGCGTCCCAAATAAGAACCTCTCTATTAATCGAATCAGGTAGATGCGTTGGTATTTCTTTCTCCGACCAGTTGCGGTACACACCTTTTGGAGCAAGAATCAACGCACCCGAGATCTGACCTTTTTGGTGGAGAACCCCGATGTTATCAATCATAACCTTGGTCTTTCCCGAATTACCTGAAATAAATATTCTGTCCCAGCGACGCAATACTAAATAACCTGATGGTACTCTGAAGCAATAGGCGTCACGCACCATATCATCTTCTTGTGCACCACGTAGTGTATTTGACATCATCTGATATTTTGTTTCCCTTGGTTTCAAGATATCAGGAAGCATTTCTGATCTGTAGCATCTTGTTAGTCTACCTTTAACAGCGTATAGTTTTTTAAGACCATTATATGTTAATCGTGCTGCCCAACCGGAAGCAAACATAGCGTACTGGATAAAATCTGCTGAATCTCTGTGAACGGTGAAGAACTGGCATTCCTGATCACTAATCCAGCCATCCCAATAAAAGCATTCTTTTACAATAGTTTCCAAAGCACTTTGTGGTAATGTGTACCATCTCTCATCAAAGATTTTACATCTCATCGGTGCAATGGCATGAAAAATATGAATCTTCTTTCCTGATCTACCTATACGACATTCATAAGCAAGAGGAATTCCTGCTCTTCCTGCTACGTATCTTAGACGCTCCGCCTTACGGTCTTTCATAAAATAGAAGTCAACTTTATTATTTAATTTGTTTGGATATGTACCATCAGCAATTACCGCCACCATAAAACGTAATTCCCACTCGTTGAGTGTTCTTAATTCATCATCCGGTACAAAATATTCAGAATCAAATCCTCTTAATCCGCCTTCAGCAAAGTCAATAAAAGACGTAGCATTGACTTGATACGGATTAGATCCCTTCAATTCTTTTTCGAAGAAATCTCTGTCTCGATCTTTCCTTACCATTTTTGCTAGGGTTGAAGCTTTATAATCAAACAAATCAAGTCGTACATCTGCTTTGTCATCTTGTGTTGTTCTGTATTTATACTTAACAGGTAACACGTGATCTGCTGTGCATAACAGCTCTACGTTTCTGCGCGGGTCATTCGTAGCTGTGGTGCTGCGAAGATACACCCATTCATACGCTGGCTTCTTGATAAACGCTGTCGGTTCAACGAAACGAAAAGACCATTTGTTTACATCATTATTTAATGGTTCAGCTTGTGCTACCAATAAAGGTCTTTCCCAACTCTTTAAATCAAAGTCACCGAATCTCACCCAACCTCTTTGTGTTAGGAATTCGGTATCTTCATCAACACAACCCATTTCCATAAAATATGCAAAATTCTTTTTACATGCGGAACGTGACAATGCGTCGAGCTGATGCTTAAAAGGTTTTGTTTTGAAAGTATAATCCATTAGCTAACCTCCTGATTCATTCTATCACGTAATTCGCAAGACAATCCACACTTGAAGCACACACCGATATATGTGATATCACCATTGCTTTCTTTATCCTTATACACGTGAAAATCATTATGAGTACACTCTTCTATTTTCTCCCTATTCTCCATATCTTTCTCCTTATTTTGCTTCAGACCACCGCGTACATACTACGGGATCTGCTACGACATCTACTTTTAATGGAATACAATGCTCCATAATATCCTGATACCACGAAGCTTTCTCTCCCTTTACCAATGATACATTAATTTCATCGTGAACTTGTGTCTTGAATTTTGGTGGTTCAAACCCTGGAATACGTCTGTAATAAATATCCAGTGCATTTAAAGATAAATTGCCACGCTTATACAAGTGTAACATAGCGGTTTTGGTCTGATCCGCTGACGAGCCTTGTATATATTTATTTAATGCTTTGTAAGTATAAGCTCTTTGTGGTCTACGCATTGTCATGTATTTCTCTTTATTTTCATTATACCACGTAAAAGCTTCTTGTCTAGACTTAAAATTAAGATTTGCACCGTCGGCATCTTTCTTTTCGTCCTTATCCCATATCGGACATTCCCATAAATCGAAGTGGCCCCGTCTACCAAGTATGGTCTTGATATATCCACGATTCAAGGCAATATCCATCAATCTCTTGTTGAGATAATTCAAGAACGGTACACCGGCATAGATATTCTCTCTGATACCGTGAGCTTCAACAGAGGTCATTGGAAATCCTTTTTTAGTCATCTCTTCAGCAATTTTTCTATCACCGCTGCCATACATCGTACCAAGACCAATTGACTTAGCTTTTGGCCTAAATTCTTTTGCTGCGATGCGCAGCTCATCTTCTGTGTATTTGTGATGCGCAATTTCGAATTCTCTCTGCATACAAATCTTTGATACAGCGGTGTGGAAATCAGCACTTCTGCCACGGAATTCTTCTGTTCTGGCAAGTGCTCCACCAGGAATGTATTCGTCCTGTTCTTGTGTCGATATCTTTTTATAGTGGTCATCTAAAAGTATTGCTGTGTGTACTAGCATCTTCGGCTCTTGTCCGGAGTAATCCATTGACAGCCACATCTCTTTGTCATTATCAGGAATGAATAATCCTCGAATATCTTTACCGATTTGAGAAGATTTTGGATTCGGCATGTTTTGCATATTTGGGCAATTGTGTACACAAAGCTCATTAGCAATGAAATTATGATAGCCTTTTACTTCTATATCCCATACGTGGTAATCTTCTACTCTGTGTACAGAAGTAATAGCATGATTATAACTAATGCCCTTTTCTTTACAGAATCTTCGGAAGTTAATATAACCAACACCTAACTCTTTTCTAGCCTTAACAATAGATCCGTTGTTATTGTGGAGAGCTTGTAGCACTTCTCTTTCAGACAATTGCCTATACTGATTTTGATATTCAGCCGCTACTCTTTTATAGTCAAAACCCTCATCGGCGCAGTGCTTTTTAAATGTATCAAAATCCATAGGAATTTTTGTAATAACTCCTTTGGCATCCCTAACCATTTTTTCTAAGTCTTCTTTAGATACCTTTTTATAATGCGAGTTATCTTTGCCTTTTAGAACGGTACGAGGACAGGTTAGCAGGTGTTCCCATTTTGGTGCTCTTAAACAACCGTGTAATCTGCAATGTTCTTTATGCGAAAGAATCTGCAAGTTACTTAAACAATTATTACCTTTATTTAAATCCTTGTGATGGATATGCATCTCATTAGAAGCAAAAAAGTATTCTCTTTTTAAGCACTGCTCCTCCATCTCCATATATTTGTCAGCACCATATAAACGTACTCTACCTGATTTTTGTATAGCACGACGCAGATGATAAATCTTATCATATCTTTTTAGATTTCCCGCTGCTACCCAGTCTTTATATTTAGTTTTGATTAAATGATCAGGTGTACATATTAAACCTCCAGTAGATCTGTCACCAGAGCTTTGCCATTTTACTTGTACACAGGGCTTAATACCCTTATCAAACTTATTAGTTACCTCAGATACCGTAATAGTGCCATCGTCTTTATAGCAATAAACAACATCTCCAATTTGGATATCTTCAATATTTTTATATCCACCGGGAACTGTTATTTTAGTACCGGAAGCAACACAGCTAGAACTTAAACGGCCCGTAACAGTACCAGAATCGTCTGACTTCAACTGGTTGTATTGCCCGTGCAGCCACCCATCTATGGTGCTACCAAATATGTATCCTCTAATATAGGTATCCCGTGCTTTGTAGTATTTTCGAAGAGCGAGGATATTATCAAAAATTCCCAGTTCATCTTTCGGTACAGCTTCAGATGAGAAACACGGATTTCCTTTATCGGTTTTCTTATATTTTAAATTAAACTTCTCGCAGATTTTTATTAAATCAGAATCTATATTGATATCCACTGGGAAGCCGCAGGTCTGATCGATATTATAAGAGATAGACTTTATTTTTTCTGTGTACTGCACATCAAGATCTACGGCTTTGTCCATATCAATACGAACTCCAGCGGTACGCATTTCAAGCAATGGTAATATCAGTTCATTCTCCATTGCCATCAACTTATCCATCTTTTCTTCTGTGATTTCTTTTTTAAATATTTCATATAGCTTCATTGTCAGCACCACGTCTTGGATTGGGTATGTCCCCATCTCTTCCGGATCTACTGCCCACAATAAACCTTTGATATCGGCTTCGCGACGGCACGGTATTTTGAATTCTTCATGACCTCTTTTATCTGTTTCAATACCAAGAACGTCATATCGTTCTTGTACTTCACGAGGCCAGATGTCGTAGAATTGTGAAGTACGACGCTTCGCCTCTATGAATTCATCATATTTAGCACATTTATCGGATACTTTTTCCTTTAATCTTATTATGGTTTTGTGAGTATAAGTGCTACCAAACTTTTGCTCAACTGCCATACGGAGAGCTTCTTCGTACTTGCCTTCACCACAATAGATTTTCCCGAGACTATCCAACTGATATGAGAAGCGATTCTCGTTAAGCAGGGGTGCAGCAAGCATCGTATCAAACAGTCTACCATGGAGCTGCACACCCATATAATGAAGCCAACCAACATCATACTGGGCATTATGGAAAATCTTTTCCGTATTTGCTGACAGTACTTTATTAAGCCATTTAATGACTTCTTCTTGGTCATAGTTCTTTCCTTCCGTGTGCCCTATTGGGATATACCAAGCACCTTCTTCGGCACATATCGCAATGCCGGCCACAAAGCCTACTTTGCTTACATACCCCGGCGCTGTAACTTTTAATTCCGGATCACAAGTTTCTAAATCTATTGCTATTGGCTGATTTGGATTAATTTCTGGTAGTTTCATTTTCTCTACTTTCTTTATATCTTTCTTTTACTACGCCCATTTTTCGATGTAATTCCTTTTCATTTCTTTTTCATCTTCCGATCCATCTTCCGATGTAATTCCTTTTCATTTCTTTTTCATCTTCCGATCCATCTTCCGATAATAAAAGCAAATCCCCAAGAAAAGAAAGGAACTCGGGGATCAAGAATCTCGTTTACTATTTGCATTATACCTTTTTACTTTTCTTTTGTCAACCTTAACTTCAACCTCAACCTTACCTTCATCCTTACTCCGTTATTCTCTTCCAATCCTGTTAATTTTTCCCAGGTATAATGTAACATTGCACATCCTTATACCCAAGTACCATTTCGTTTTCGGGCAAAAAAAACCGAAGCGGTAAACATGAACCCGCTTCGGATATCCGCCTCACCGCACCACCGATCCATCTCTGAACCCGAAGATCCATCTCTGAATCCGAAGATCCATCTCTGAACCCGAAGATCCATCTCTGAACCCGAAGATCCATCTCTGAACCCGAAGATTCATTACCGTCTCAGTCACTAGCGTGGCCGATCTGCTTACCATTACGGAGATTTTACAGAAATTAACAGGTTTCTATAAGTATCGCACAACGGCACATCGGTGATTTGGTACTCCGAAGGTTATATAATTCTACTAAAATCATTCTTCGTAGTAATGAGTGTTATTATTCACCGGTCAAGGTGAATGTGTTTATTCCTCCGGTCAAGGAAGAATAATAATGAGTGTTTATATGTCTGCACTCATCTAACGTACCTGTGGTGGTTTGGATTTGGAGTAATCCCTACCGAGGATGTGGCAGGGTAGCATGAAGCATATATGAAAAAAGTCTATATTAAATCATAATATGAATACCTCTGCTTCTTGTCTTGGTATAAATACAAATTCTGTTTTGCTCTTGTTATAGCAACGTAGAACACTTTGATTTCTGTATCTGAATCTTCATAGCGAAGAGTGTCTGATACTGTTTTTGGTACATTTAGGTAAACAACTACATTATCCGCCTCCCTACCTTTGGCAGAGTGTATTGTCATCAGGCGCACTGTTGCTCTTTTAAATATATCATCACCATATGCTTCATATAGCGGATAAGTTTTCTGTATATAGCGAACCTTTAGCGGATCCTCATTTACAAAGATTTCGTGCCATTCCTTATTTGCTGCTTCTTCTAGTGGGAAAGCATTACGAATAAACTTATTAAATATCCGCTGGTACTTCTTTTTGTTGGCAACTTGATCTGGTGTACTGCGAGAATCCGGCGGAGACATCAAACATTTTATAGTGGCTTTGTTGTACCTTTTATACAGCCATATAATTGCATAAGCATCCAAATCTACCGGGGGCATATTATTTAGAGTGAACAGGATTGGTTTTTGGTCGGCTTCCATTTTATATAATTCATGTGCCAGGGTCTGCAATTGATATCCACCACGAGCAAGAATTAACCAATCCCCACCTTTTTGAATTTTGTCTAGAGGTAGAGAAGATATAATATTATATGTACCTGCAACGCGTCGTGGCTTCCAAATAGCACCTTCCTTGCGGTACGTAGTCATTTTGTCTACTAATTTATTTGCAGCATCATACACTAATTTCGGAGTGCGGTAACTTTGCTTCAGTGTTTCAACACGGCCCGGAAGAGACAGAAAAGTCTCAACATCTGCTCCACTGAAGGTTCCAATACATTGTTTGTCATCTCCTGATATAACAATATGTTCAGCTTTGCCGGCTAATTTATTAACAAGAATCCACTGCAAAGATGATAAATCTTGTGCTTCATCAATAAATAAGTAGTCTAATTCGGGTACTTCAATATCTGTATTCTTTGCCATAATCAACATATCGGTATAATCATATTGGCTGTTAAGGATTTTGAAAGCTTTGTAATTATGTGCTACTTTTTCTACTATATTGATAGGAATATCATGTATATTATTTTCTATCATATAGTCTCTGATAGACTTATTGCAAAGCTCCGATACACCGATGATCTGCATAATCTTATCTCCTGGTGTCATACGATGTGGTAGGCCTTTCTTACGAATATAATCTCCTGTTATGCGAAGACCTTGACTACGAGCAAAATCTTTCATTCCTGCCTCTGATAACAGGGATGAAGAATCTAGTCCTAATAAGTGAAAGGCCATAGCGTGAAGTGTTTTAAAGTAGATCAGCTTACCCTTATAACTTCCTGGTTTTGAGGTCGTTGATGATATAGTGGTAGAGATCTTCAAAGCTTTCAAAGCTCTTGATACTGCTTCCTCGATCGCCGCCACGCTGAAGCTGCAATATGCTATCCTCTCCAGAGGTGTCCCCTCCTGATACAGTTTCTGTAGTTCCAATATCAGCTTCGTGGTTTTTCCGCATCCCGGGTTCCCTATTATTATCCTCGTATTCTTCCTGTTCAGGTTCGACATTGTAACGGCCATTTTTATGATCCCTTTCGTAAATCTCTCTAGCTTTATTTGGTTTATAATATTGGTAATTGTGCTCTGCTGTACAGCACGTAAAACTATCGAAAAAAGACTGTTCTCTTTCTGGTACCTGGTTTTTATACGTAAACCTTTTACACCAGCAAGCACGATCACACATTTCATTATTGCAAAGGGTAAGCATTAGATTTCTCCTTTTGCTTCAAGTTCTGCCATTACGCTACGCACATAGCTTATTGGGCAGTTTAGTTCATCTGCGGTGATACGGAGATTCCAGTTATCACCTTTACCATATCTTTCGGTAACTTCATTGAATTTGTTCAGTATCTCCTTGTCTGTCGGCTGTGACATCTTGCACTCCTTTCCTAATTTCTTTTTCCCAGTTCTTACCGTATTGCTTTTTAATTTTATTTTTGTCCTCTTTCAATAATCGAAAACGTTTTATTGAAATAGAATAAACAGTTCTTTTTAATTCTTTTGCTAATTCTATGTCAGTCTTTTTTGAAGTAAGAAGTAAAGCTTCTTCTTCTTTAGTCCATCTGGTATTCGCGAATTTAGCAGAGGACATATTTTCTTGCTGAGCACGAGCTGTTGATTTATTGCGTGACAATTTATCCTGTTCTTCGTGTTCAAGTTTCCATCTTTTACGGCGTATCGTCTCTGCATTACGTCCTAATTTCTCTGCTAACAGTGATAGATTTCTTTTTGGTGTTAACAGGATTAAATCTATTTCCTCTTGTGTATATGGTTTTCCTAATTTGTATCGTCTAGCCATTACAATACTCCTTCAATTGATTCTTTTAGTTCTTCTGCTTTTGGTACTTCGTCATCGGCAATGCTGCGTAAATATTCCACTTTACCACGAACACGTAGTGTGGCAGATTCTATTTTAATTTGTCTTTTGATGCTTGTTTCTGATTTAAAGTCTATTTCATCTGTTGGAACATACAAAGCGTTTAGTTTGTTACCTAGTTTCCAGTTCGTTAAATTCTTATCAAAGATTCCTCGACGAATCAAGTAGCTACGGAAACCAGAAAGCTTAAAGTATATCAAATGATCATTGTTATTATGATATACACCTTCTTCTTGTTCTAAAGCTAAAGAGCTGCACTGTATTCTATTTGCTAAGTAGTCTACCAGAGCAAAATACAATTGGCTTTCTTCCATCATATCATACGGCGGTTCTTGGTTGATAGCATTGTTAATGATATTAGTAGACATCTGATTCCATTGCTTAGCAGAAAGAGGTAGAAAGGTTTTGTGCAGTTGCTCTGAACATTCCTTTCTAAACAAATCCTGCCTGAATAATTGATCCGTTGTCACATAGACTTTAGATGGACGTTCTGACTCTAGTTCCACTTCAACAGCATATATTGGAGGCGTTGTTAAAATACGTGTAGCGTTCTTAATGGATTTAATTTCAGTGGAAAAATCTATCCCATTTTCCCGTTCTACACAGATGGAAGAATTGCAGAACTGTTTTAGCATCCCATCTTTACACTGATATCTATATTCTTTACCTTTAACAGAATCAATAATGGAATTAAGTTCTTTTATTGATAGAGGATCTTGAGCAAATTCATCGTGAATTTCTTTCACCTTATCAGCAAATATGTCTTCAGGATATTTCTTCTTGCAATAGATAGCAATATTATACATTAATTTGTTTCTGGTACCTTCACAGATACCTTGTGTCTTTAATATATACTGGATACAAGGCGGCGCTCCTTCAAGGACTGTTTCCAACTCATCAATACTCTTTTGAATATGACCAATCAGCTTATTCCATTCTTCCTGGCTTAGACGTTTTGAATAAGCATACTCTAAGAAATCCTCAAGATCCAGTTCTTCCAACTTTCCGTCGCTAAGTCTTACACCCTTTCTGGTATTGTTGAAATATGGCATATTAAGCCAGTTGCCTAAATCACCTTTTTCGACATTCAGAGTATTCTGCTTCGGAAATATTTCGCACCCTGCTACTCCCAATTTGCTGGCCATCTCTTCCAAGATAGACCGGATGCTTTCTGCATCTGTCGGATTTTCTAAGAATAAGAAACAGTGAGCAGACCTTGATTTAGAATAACATTCTACCAAAGGCAACCCAAGCGCCTGTATCCTTTGTTGCAACTTCATATGATCAACTTCCCCATCGATATCAAGGACGCCCCACCAACATCTATTTTCTTCATTGATAGGAATGATTCCAAGACCTACTCGGCCTTCAACGTGTTCAATCCATTTCTTTAAAGTGGGAGCCATAGATATGGTTAGTGCTTTTCCTTTTACCTTTTTCTTTAGCGGATCTTTGTCAAGTACCTGAGTGTACACCCCGTGTGCTTTGCTGCTTCCTCTAAAGAGGGTCATTAATCTTTCTACGTTTTTTATCCCTTGCGTATCCATTGTTTTCCTTTGTGAAATAAAAGAGTCCGACGAGATTGGTTTGTTTTATCTATGGAATTATAAATGACATTATGTAATAGAGAGTCGGACTCAGAGAAATAGAATATAAAATGATGAATAAAGTCTATAAGATTTCTTCATCAGGTGATACTGTTTCACCTGTTGCTTCAAAGTTACCGAAAAGAATATGATCTACAATACCAACCATACCTTTTACTGTTTCGATAACATTTTCATCTTTTTCATATGAATCGAAAGTGAATACCGGTTTGAACCAAGAACCTTTCGCATTGCTTGAAGATGATGTTGATAATTTGAAAACAGGTAAGCCACCTTGTTGTTTAATAGCAAGGATTGTAGTTAGTTGTTTACCAACAATGAATCCTGTTTTTGACAAAGTTAATACTGCTGGTAAGGTCATACCATCTTCATTTTTAACTAACATCACAACACCATATGTTTCAATTAAATCGTTTCCTGTTGGTGTTTTCAATGAGTAGAAAGCATTACCCCTTTCTGTTGTTTTTTCTACTTTAACAGCATTCTTTACAGTATCGGAATCTGATTTATGCTTTGCTACCAAAGTACCACGAACTTCTGGTGTCCATTCTGCATAATATTTCTTAAGACCACAGATGATAACTTTTGCATTTTTAAATACAGTTCTTGTAACACCATCATACAAGTCTCCCGGGCGTACATTTTCATTGTACTTATCTTTTCCGGGTGTTACCTCTTCTGATAATGATTGAATAACCTTTAAGAAAGGCACCATCATATCTTCTTGAGATACGTCTACTTGTACTGCCGGAACTGCTGCTGCAGTTGTTGTCTCTTCTGTTGCCATTACTTCATTTTTTGCCATCTGTTTAATTTCCTTTTACTTCTACTTTAATCTGTGGTTGAGCATAGATATGATACCTTTCAAAATCATCTGTTGATATCTTACCGTCTGCTACCAATTCCTTTAAGATACTTGATAAGGTCATATGATGAATTGAATACACAATATCATAAGGCACTTCCATCGTTTTTAATAATTCGGGTACTCCTTCGTTTCCTGCTAAATCAACAATGATTTGCTGCTTCAGAGCACCCTCATTATCTGTATCAAAAAGGTACTGAAAGGTGTTCTTGTTACTAGATTTAGTGTACCCACCACGGAATACAACTCCTTTTTTAACGTGAACACCATTCACTGTTACGTCACTGATGCCTGCATCTTCAAGAGATTGATTCAAGGTGTATTCTTCAATACTTTTAATCCCATCATTAATCTCTTTTAAACGCTCATTTAAAAAATCTTTTTCGTCTCTTAACTTCTTAAGCTTCAAGGCTTCTTCCCTGATTTTTTCTAACGACATTTGTTTACCTTTCTAAATTGTTGTGGTGTAGGCTCTTGATTCTTTGTTATCTTCATTGCAATAATGAGTAACAAAGATAGATACTCTAGTGGTACCTTGCTTGTTTTGTACCCGATTAATAACAATTGTGTCATTATTTTTGAAGATATCATTTTGAGCTCTTAATTCTTTTATGTCATTAGCAACGTAAACGCCTAACTCATTTTTACAGATAGTTTTCAATAACAAACACAATTCTTTCTGTGTAAAATCTGCACCATTTTTGTCCATTTGCTTTCTCCTTTCTTTTGGTAATGTAATTGTACTACATTACATTTGTACTGTCAATTTTATCTGCAGGTGATAACGCCTTCTGCTTGGCGGATACACAACCCTACTGATCCGGGTGTAGTAACGAGTATTGTTGAATCTGCGAATGCTGTTTCAGCAAATCCTAAAAAAGTTACAATTGTTAATACTGCTAAAAATAATTTCATAATGTTCTCCTTTGTTTTAATTCTATAAATATATTATCAGATGTGCCTAATTTATGTGTGAAGAGGGGTTCATTATCTTTCTTAAAGATTATATGCTCCCCTTTAATATTGTCTACTGACGCGGCGATGAGTAGTCTCTTTACATCATATACATCGATGGTTTTATCTTTTCTTCGTATCATCAAATATCCGATGCCCCCAGCAAGGATATATTTCCGAAACCACATCCACTGAGAGGTTCGCATATAGCACTGCTCTCCCTCAGTATCCTTTAACTCGATCCAGCACGGGCGCCCTTTATAACAATAGAAAACATCGGGAACTCCTGTCCCGGTTGATGTTTCTATTGTTTGTATTAAACTGTTCTTTGGTTTTTGTTTCACTAACCATCTTCTAAATCCTGCCTCATTTGGCATCGGCTTTCTCCCTTAGTAACTAATAAAATTTAACTTATCTTCGAACTCAGCTCCTCCGTGAGCTCCGTGACAACCTGTACACATTCCGATCGCTTTATCCTGCGATTTGTCGAACCAGCACGTGAACAATGTGTCAACTGTATCCACTAATATTGATACCGGTTTCCCACAACTTGGACAATCATATGTTAGCACGATATCATTTGGTTGAGTATTCTTTGGTATAGCTTCTTCTGTATATAACGGAATTAAATAGGACTCTAAATCTGTCACATATGTTGCACCGTCTTCCATAGCTTTACTAAGATACTCTTTTGCTACAATTTCATTCATTGAGATATCGTAATCCTCTATTGTATGCTCGGTCCCAGCTATCTGTGTCGTCGTCTTCTGCGAAGTTTTTTTTTGAACAGAATCTTCAACAGAATCTTCAACAGATTCTTCCTTTTCTTTTTGCCAAGAATATTTTGGATATGTGCTACTACTATATGATGAATAGGATGAGCTATAACTAGAAATATTCTTAAACTTTTTCATACGTTTTTCTGATACAGATTTATATTGGAATGATTCCAACATCTTCTTACAGAATAAATATGTATTCCATAATTCGTTTAGATTTGTATATTCTTTTGATGTATGTGCTTCATAATATCCACAAGACAAATTAACACATTCTAAAATACGTGAAAATTTATCTGCATCTGAACAAGAACCATTTGCTGGTGTGAATTTGAAGCCATTATCTTTCGCAAATGCTGCTAATCTATCATCAAGAGCCAAACAATACTTGTTATTATATCCAATAATATCCCATTCATTTCTTCTATCAATAACTATTCCATATTGGCATCCTTCTATGAACTCAGCTAATTTAGTATTGCTTATGACTTGCTGAGATCCTGTACCACCTACTTCTTCTGAATGACAGAATGCAAAATTGATATCTTGTCCATTCTTTAACAAAGTAAGAATAGTCCAGATACCGTTTTTATCATCTGCACCAAGAGATGTCTGTCTTTTATGTTCTTCATCCCTATATAATCTGATATTTGTTTTACTATCTACTGTGAAGAACCCATCAACAGCTATCTCTCCCGGAGATAAAATATATCCTTCGGTGTTTATCATATCCATATGTGCTGAAAACAAAGGTCTTCCCGGATAATTAAACCCTAAAATATTTCCGTTGTAATTAACGTACGGAATATGTAATTGATCTAAGCATTGTGTGATGTAATTTCTCACCGGGTCTTCATATCCTGAATAAGAACGTAGAAGGTAAAGCCCTTTTAAAAGGGCCCTATCTTCTTTTGGCATCAACACTTCGTATCTTTTTTCTTTTATTGTTGTTATAATATTATTTGCCATATCTTCTCCTATCTGATTTGCTCTAGAATTGTACTACCTTCGTGCGACGCTTGATAGCTTCGAACCTGCCTATCAGTATCTTTTATTGCTAATCTGCTTGGCTCTTTGCCAGCAGAGATTAATGCAGTGTATGCTATTTTCTGTTCTTGTGTCCAATTAGTTTGGTCTATTCGATCGCCTTCAATATCTGCTGTTGTGAGTCCGGCATCAAGAACTTTCTGTAATAAATCCCTTTGTTCTTGTTTTAGTCTAATACTTTTAATGCAATCCGGACAGATGATTCTTCGTTTCGGCAATAATAATACTGCATCTGATATTTCATTTAAGAATACAATCTTTTTACATTTAGAACAAATTACTGCGTTGCTACGACAACTATTACAGATACCTACCGGAAGGTCTAGTCCATCTACTGAATACATTGTTTGGAAATAACTATCTATTTTCCAGCCATCTAACACAGAACCACAATGTAAACAAATTACTTTATTATCGGTTCTTAATTTTTTTACTTTAGTTCTGCACATTTCAATTGCTGGGAACTTATAAAAGTCTTTCGGATGAAGTACCTTTTGAATATTAATAACTTCGTGTTTCGCTTTTTCTTCTTCGTCATCTTTCTTATAACAGAAACCACACGAATCGCATTTCACATAACCTAGTTTCTCTACACAAGATGCACAGATATGTTTATTTCCGTGCTCTGGATCCCTAATAGTTCCACCAGCACTTGCTATTACTTCACCGCATTCTGCACAAATCTTTAAGAAGCGGTTATAAAAAGTTATTGATTGCTTTCCGGTCATCAACTGGAACATATCTAGTCCTGCGCTAGGCCAAGCTGGTGCCATACCGCCGCTACCGATCCTTGATGAACCTACTTGAATATAAACAGGAATGTCACTTTGTATAGCCTTAATTGTTGTTTCTGGTTTCAATGGGTAATTATATCCGTTTCCACCATCAAATACTCTTCTAATATCTCTATTAGAAGTTATATTATATCTTAAATTATCATAATAAATACAACGAACAAAGCCATATTTATCAACTGCAATCGGTGCTTTTTCTTGAAGCATTAAACCTTTATTTAAATATAGTCTTGCTTTAAAATACGGAAGATCTTCACCCTTACTGATATCTTTATCTATTTTTTCTAAGGCATCAGCATAGGCGTAGGATGTAGATACTCCTGCTTTACCTAGCAGATAGCTTATTATAGATTGCCAAGCAAAATCTTCACCATTTGCTGAGTACTGACGACCAATGTATAGACGTTCTTGTGTGAAAACTTTTTCATCTTTCCTTTCACTGGAAATCCCGGCAGGAAGTTCGGCATATCCTCCCACGTTTGGAGCACCTTTATAGGTTAACGCTCTACAGGTCATTTTGATATACTTATATGCTTTTTTCGGATCTCTTTCAGAAGCATCTTTTCTCCATTCAGAAGATTCCCAATACATATTTTTGTGCTTTCCTGCCGTCATAAATACTAAGAAAGCTGAATCTGTTGGAAACAATACCGGCAAACCAAAAGCATATACTGATGATGTACCGTTGGAGTCTAATTGCTTTGCAATTGACATACAAGAACCAAATGCTTGCTTTGTTGAACACATAAATTTATCTATTGGATTTAAGGATACAACCAGATAATCTTGCAAATAAACTTCATCATAATTCTTTAATTTATTATAGTGAGCACTCGGTAATTTATCAGAGAAGATTGTTCTGATTGTATCTTTAGAAAATTTATAATCATAATTGTTTGCTAACGTGTTATTATATAATCTAATAAAGAAGTTACTTGCTTGAAAATTACTTAATGGTGCATCGTTCGGTGTTACTTCAAATAGGCGTCTTTTATTTTCATCAGAAAGTGCTGCTTCACCTTGAGGCACAACTAACTGTTGCCCATTTGTTGATAAAGATACTTCTGAATCCATTATAAATCTATCAAGTAATTCATCCCAATAATCTTTTGTACCCTTTGCCCCTTCTGATAAAGGTTCTTCATCCGGGAAACAAGCAGTAAAGAATTTTGTATCCTTTTCCCACCACTTTATTAAAACTTTTTTAATGTATTCTGCAGGATTTACAGAGCCGTGGCCTTGCTTACTTATCGCTGAAAGTACACAACACAATTTATCTGCTGCTGACATCTTAAAAAACACACGTCCTGTTGTTTCATCTACAGGCATATATGTCCCATCCATCATCGGTATACCATTTTGGTACGGGTACATATTATCAATTAAGTCTTGTCTATATCCTAATCTTGGTAGCGCTTCTTTAAAAAACGTATCCCATTTTTTAATAGTTTTACTTGTACTATCTATTCCACCTAATTCTTCTTTTTTTAATCGTTTCATTCTTTCTCCTTTTATCATTACAAAATGGGGACAATTTGTCCCCATAAATAAAGCCTTACTACTGAAATATGTGCAGACCTCAGTGTGACAGTGATGTAGCAGGTGTCTACTTCTTTTTTCTTTTCACGATAATAGGTTCTTGTAAGTGGCATATTTTACAATATCCTGTATTGAAATTACACCATTTTCCCTCTTTATCTTTGGCTAGAAGCCAACCAAGTCTTTTTGCTTCTGCAGATGCTTTCCAGAAGTCTTTTGCTTCGAGTTCTTGTACAAATCTACAATCCTCAAAGTCGCACATAACATAAAATGTTCCGTCTCTACGCTGCCTAATACCCATATTAACAGTGTAGCACAGTTGCTTTTAAACCACAACCTTTTTAGGATTTTTATTGTTATAAATATTAGCGAGCATCTGTGTATATTCTTCAATTGTCGTACAACGATATATACGAGCTCTTTGATAAGCTATCTTGTTATCCATTGTGCTAAATACAAAATTAGGATCTTGTGCAATACGCGTTATAGCAAGAACTAATCGTTCTGTCCTAGGTAAACCCAGCGTTACAACAAGATTTAAAATCAAAGTAATTTTCCTATCGAGTTTTGCTAAATCCTTTGGTGTGGTTCCAGGAAGTTTAAACTGTCCTGTTTTTATTACATTCAGCCTAGCCCCTCTAGCAAGTCCTGTCCTGTTTGAGCTTTTTCCAGTTACAATTGCCTGTACAACGATTGGTGATAATCCTTTACTTTTGCATATATTCTGTAAGATAATATAGTCTTCATATCCTTTTTTAGCATAAAACTTAACAAAGTCTCTGAGTGTCCAAGACATCTGTGTTGAATTCAATAAAGGCACTATATCAAAGTTCTTTTCAATGACAATAGGTGGTTCGATACCAAGAGTTTTACACGCTAAGTAACGGTGCTGTCCATCAATAATAAATCCATCCGGATCTGCGATGATCGGCATACTTCGACAGTACCCATTTTCTTTAATTAGTTTTGTCAGTCTACTAACTTGTCCTTGTTGAATGTCGCGATTAGCTTCTGTCAGTTTCAAATCTTTCAATTTCATATTTCTGTTTCCTTATGTTGTTACCAAATTGTTTTATTAGTTGTACTATTTCTTTATTCTAAAACAAGTACTGTTATATAAATTCCTCCGAGTGTCCCTATTAGAAGTCCTAATATAAATGTAATAATGCACATACTTAAATCCTTTTACAGTTTATCTTTCAGTCCTTTATACCAATATATTTATACTCCGTCCCGCCCTCGGAAATCACCGTTACGGCATCGGTCCATCGGAGTGACGTTTAGCAGGTATATTCTTACCTTGCTAACTGGCATCATTTTATTACCAATTGGCGTCAGCCCATAGCAGAAGAAGAGGGTCTTCTGCTATAGCTTTTTTGGGAGGGAAACTTCCCAATGCTGACACTTGCAAGGGTCTGGCGGTCTATTGTGGCTAGACCATCCAGATAAGAAACCGGTCACAGTTTATACATCTTGTCCCGGATGTACAGATAATTCCGAGTTACTACTACTTCACTCCAGGAAGACTGCCTTCCTCGGGTGTTCTCGCACTCCTCGTTAAAGCGTCAGATGCCATCTGATGGGTTCGGCTTGGTAACGCAGATTAAGGTTTAAAGAACTTTCAGAATTAAGAGAACTATGATACTACATCTTCTTCAAACCTACGGGCCGACGCTGCGCTGATACGACTACCTTGCCTTAGTCATATCTAGATTATATATTTACTAATGGTCGTGTTAAGAAGTCTAGTAGAGCGACCGGTACGGGAGTCCCTTATATGTCCTAAAATGGAGAAATTATTAAAGAGCGTAATACTTAATATCTTATCTGTTGGTATTTCTGGTATATATATTTGATTATCTTGTACTATTTTTAGTAATGCAAATTGCAGAACTTGTTCTAATACATCAGTAGTAATATGCACCGAAGAACTAATAATTAATCTTTTAAATATAGCCTTTTCTGGAGACTTTTCCAAATTACCTTCCCCTATTTGATATAGGGCACACATTAACTTCTCATCTGTTTCTCTAAATTCGAGGTAGTAATCGATTTCCTTTTTGTTACGAATTTCTGCGTACAACGCAGGAAGGATATTATCCTTTATTCTGTTCCATATTTCTTGTATTTCCAAGTGCTCTTTGTAAAAAGCTTTTAGTTCTTGCTTCCATCCGATTGGTATTTCTTCCATTATTTCTTCTATTTCTTCTATTTCTTCTATTTTTTTCATATACTGTATCCTATTTCTTATTACACATTACTACTTCTATAATTGGCACTCCTGATAGGGGTTTCACCTATATCTTCTGCAGTTCAAAGATGAACAGATATCCTATTTAGACGACGGGAGCATATTGTACCTTTTATTGCTTTTTCTCTTGGTGCATCAGCAAGGTACCAGCGTTAAAACCGCAAGTATCCACAGATTTACGTTTCCAGTAATACCATGATTAACGGGATAAGTTTATTTTCTCGTTTAGGTCGATCAAGCTCCTTCCAGGACTTCTTTCAACACCTGCCAGACTGTTTAGAGCAACGGCTGGACACAAGCTCCTGCTTACTTAGGGCTAAGCAGCCAGGCCCATATTTATTAACTACACAATAAATATATCAAATTCACTCCTGAGAACTCTGACATTCTATCTTCGCCGTGAAAGGGCGATGTCCTACTTTAGACGACAGGAGCGCACGATGGCATTCAAGCCATCCCTCTGCTAATTCGTGTCAGCAGCACGTTTGCCTAGAAGTTCCTTTGTTACTACCCTTGGCAGGGGTTTGAAGATGCAATTCTTATCTTCACTCTTGGCAAAGAACTCATCATAGTTACTGATCCTGTAGCTATGATGCGATGTGCTACACTCATAGTTATGGTGATACCCCATAGCTGCGATGATACGTAGCGGTGCAGGATTTTACGTCAACTGCTCGACGGGATGCCTCTTGTTATTAGCAAGAATTATCCATTACCACTACCAGGTTGTTACTTGGTTCGGGCGAGACCCATAGCGGCTTACCAGCACCGCATTTCGCCGAGTTTCAGCGCGTCTTTTCAGCCCATAGCTACTGAGCTGTCGGTATTTGAAGTATATGGGTATTTATATACCAGCCGTATCCCATAGGGATTGCTTAATATAATTAAAATAAAGCCCTGTTTTGCCAGGGCGATGGAGTTTGGGAGTAGTTTAGTCAATAAATTTTGGTAATTCTGGTGACTTTGATTTGCAATGGCATTTGTGTTCTATTTTAGTTCGTGACATATTTTTTTGCCAAGTCATAATTATCAGTAATCCTAGAATAAAGATTGCGTTTGTTGGTGGAATTGCTAAGTCCCATATCCAGCCAACTATTAAAATATATCCAATGATAAGCCAATAAGTTAATTCGTTCATTATGTTTCCCTTTCTGCGGAGTTGCACCGCATTATTTCTACTAAAGATATAGCGGGGAGAGGAACTCTCCCCATTAGACTACAAGATATTAGCTAATACTTGGTCTAAATCTGTTGATTCAATTGGTTGTAGGCTGAATACTTTATAATCATCTTTTGCTACGATAGCTTTGACAGTTTCTAAGAATTTAGCATAATTTTCTTCTTTCTTAGCACCATAAGTTCTTGTATTTCTGTCATAATCATATAAGTATCTGTTTTGCATAGCAAAATTACCTACTGTATATGATCCATTATCATTTTGTTTTCTAGCAAATATTCTTTTGCCAAATAAAGAATTAAAAATTCCTTCTGTTGCCGCAGGAATGAATAAGTCTTTTTTACTATGTGCTGCTGCAGCGATTTCGCACATACCTCTGAAATATTCACCATCTAAAAACGGTGTTGGTTCTGTAGCCATTTCTAATTGTACTTCGTTGATTGTTTGTTGCTTAGTCATTTTGTTTTTCTCCTTTTTGTTGTTTGTAATTTGTGAATTGCAATTCATTTTGTGAACATCTTCTCTACATCACAAGCAAATTAAATTTTGCAAAACCTCCGCGTTTTGCAAAATTTAATGCTTGTGATTTTTATATATTATTTATTATTTTTAGTATGTGATTTCATTTTATTCCTCCCATTGATTAGCAGTGTAAATAACAAGTGTTGGTTTATACTTATCAGGAATTTCATTCCATATATTAGTTTCTACTTCTGCCATCTTTAGACTCCTTTCATTGCATAGACCTTACATCTATCTGCCCATTGGTCTTTGAAGAGATGATGTTTTAGTCTGAATACCCAGTATTTAATTCCATCAAATTCCATTTGAAGTCGTTCAATTGTGTAGTTTTTCATTTTGTGTACCTCCATTGTTACCTTTTTGTATGATTTTGTATCATTATGTGATGCGGGAAAACCTCGTGTTCTCCCTTCGATGGTTTTATCATAAGTCCAAAAGTATCTAATGTAAAGTAATCA